AATTCTTGAGGAAAATAAATCGTTAATATATCTTTACCTTCCCTAATTAAATCGTAGACTTCATCAGCATCTTGAAATGCTCGTGATAATAATTCATCGAATTGTATTTTTGAATGAATCATCCCTTCTCTATATTTACCTAACCAGCCACAATATTTAATTTCCATAAAATACCCCCTTAAATAAAAAAAACATGGAGTTCATCACCTCATGTTTTAATAAATTGATCAAAAACATTCTGGAATATAATCTTCGATCCATTCTTTACGATGTTCGTATCTTTTACATCTTATTGGATCAAAATTATATTTACCAGTTGTTCTATCAACATTGTATTCTTTAATTAACCAACGTAAATAAATATATTCTGCATTGTCATAAATGTCTGACAGTTGGTAAATTGCATATTCATCAGCTATTCTTTCGTCCAATGTGTCATTAACAAGATGACCAATTTCATGCCATAAAGCTAATTCGATTTCTTCTTTTGAATAATCAATAAAATCACTGCTTCGAACAACAATCATTTTTACATGTTCTGCTGAGTTGATAACAGCATTACATTTGTTTATTCGATCAAGTTGTATTACTGCGTTACGTGTCTTTGTAAAATCTTCCTTATTAGAAAATGCATGTGTCATAAGGAAATTATAGTTTAAACAACCTCGTTCAGGTACTTCGAGTACAGTATAATTATTGAGATTGCACATTTCTTCAATTCGTTTGTCAATGTCTTCGGGAAACGTATAAGGTGTACATCCAAGTTCATTGAGTATTTCTAATAAAGTCATGATAAGATCAATCCTTTCAAATATATAAATTTAATACATATCATTCTATGTATCAATATAATTATATATACATGTTTAAAGAATTAATATTATGCATGTCTATATGGGAAAATATTCAGGAAAATAATTTTCGTCATCATCATTGAAATCAATGATACTTGGATCTGATATCAACATATCAAATCTTCCATGTTTGAGATACATTAATATCTCTTTTATCAATTCCAGTTTTTGTCTATCTTCGTCGCTCATGTAGACATTCTGTTCATAAATATTAACAAAATCATCAAGAGTTCTTGTAAGATATTTGATTGAGCCAATAGAGATTTTATCAACCTTATCAGGGTTATCAGTATAAATATACATAAAATGTATACTCTCCTTTCTTGTTATTAACATTTCTAAAACACTTTATAATGTTTTATCATATTAAAAATATATGTATGGAGGTTTCAAATATGTTTAATACTGAAGATAATGAAACAATAATGGCTCTTATTAACAAACGTCATGATGGAGAACTTGTAATACCTTTGTATGTCAGAGTTGGTAAAAACATTTACTCTCTTATTGATATACCTTATATCCCCGACTGTTCACCATCTATCTTTAAAGTAGGATTTGGTTCAAGTAATTCCTTATTCATAAAAACTAAATTTCCTACTGAAGAACTTATCAACTTCTCAAATGTGAAATGTTTCAATCATTTTGATGAAGATGCTCAATGTTTAATTCAATACTTCGTATTTGAATCTTCTGATGTTGATAAAGATGATGAATTATCAAATCAGATTAATACGTTTTATGATGTTCTTCTTGATTATACTATGAAATCCGCTAATGCTAATAAACAAGAACGTATTAAGAGAATATTAGAAGATGAATCTAATTATATCTAATAAATTTTCATTTTCTATTTTTCTAATTTCTTGATATATATATTATATAATTGAGGGGGAGTATTGTAAGTATTGTTTTTATATAATATTATATATTGTGAAATATGATGGAAAAGAGGAGAACAAAGAATGAATAAAGAATTATTTGATTATAAGGAAAAAATACTTTCGGCGGGTTTTCTAAGGCATCAGACAGGACAACAATACACCTGTCAATGTCCATTCTGTAATGATAACAGAAAACATTGTTATGTGTTGATTAAGATGACTGATGATACTCCGGTTCTTTTTAATTGTTTCAAATGCAATGCACATGGTATTGTTAATGATAAATTCTTGGAGTATTTTGGTATTAATGATATCAAATCTCCAAAGAATTCATTCAGTCGTAAGTTGGATATCAACAACACTGCATCAACCAAGATTCCAGATGCGATTGTCTCTGAAAAGGACAATATTGAAGGAATTTGTCAATACATCCATGGTAGAGTGGGTCAATATCCCACTTTACAAGAGTTGCAATTTTTTCAATACGTTGGAAGACCAATTGGATATGCAAAAGAATATTTGGGTTGTGATAATACAAAAATATTCAGAAATCGTAATTGGTTTAGATTGACAAATGGTAATATCATTGGTAGATGGAAAGATGATGATACAGAAATGAGATGGTTGAGATATAAATCCAATAGAGCTAAAGGTAGTGGTTTATATACAATCAAGATTCCGTTTGACATGTATCAAGATATCAATGTTATAATTGCCGAAGGAATCATGGATGTTATAGGTTTATATTATAACTATCATGAATTCAGTAACTGTGTATATATTGCTTCTATGGGTAAAAACTATGAAAGCGGCATAAAACATATTATGGATAAAGGGATATTTGGAGATAGTGTTAATATCAAAATATTCAAAGATCCGGATGTAAATGTTGATTCAATTAGAATTGATGGAACTTTGCAGAAAATGTTTAAACGTGTTGATATTTATGAAAATCTAAAAGGATTGGATTATGGCGTCGATCCCTCTGATTTGGATATTCATAAAATAATAAGGAGGAATATAAGATGAGAATATCGAAAGAAAACTATTATCTCAACATTGCAAAGGAGATTGCTTCCCGAGGTACTTGTATCAGAAGAAACTTTGGTTCTGTCATTGTTAAAGATGATAGAATCGTTTCTACTGGTTATACTGGTGCTCCTCGTGGTAGAGTGAATTGTTGTGACTTAGGCACTTGCATACGTACTGAGAAACAAATACCAAGAGGAGAAAGATATGAATTATGTATTGATGGGAATACATCAATTGGATTAGCAAACAGAAGTTTTCCTTGTACAATAAAGGAACTTGCTGAAAATAAGCATATTAAAAAGATTGATGTATTTGTATATGCTCAAGGAATGATCATACCTGTTTCAGTTGGTAAACCTGTTTATGTTGGTTTGAAGAAAACAATAACTCTTCACTTTGGAGATTTATCAACTTTAACATGTACACCTGATCACAAACTACTTTTGGTTGATGAAACATATAAAGAGGCATCTCGGTTGAGACCATGTACAGATGTTGTAATGGGTTATAGAAAATCAATAAAAGATATTTCTACTAATTATGATATATTGGACATAATACCAAAATATGTTGTCAGAATAACAGAAGATGAAAGTCTTCATGAATGTTATGATATTTCAGTACCGGGTTTAGAAAACTTTGGTGTTGAGATATGTGGAACTGGTTCTGGTATATTCGTTCATAACTGTAGATCAGTTCATTCTGAAATGAATGCAATAATAAATGCATCAAAAGAAGAAATGAAAGATGCAACATTGTATCTTGTTGGAATAGAACATGATTCTGGTAATATTGTCGAGAATGCAAATTGTTGTGCAATGTGTAAACGTGCAATAATAAACTCAGGAATCAGTAAAGTTATCGTAAGATTATCAGATACAGAATTCAAAGAGATTGATGTTACTGAATGGATTGATAAAGATGATAGTCTAGAAAATGTTGTTGGATATTGATGAGGTGATTGAATGAAGTTTAAATCGATATTAAATCGAATTTATAACATCATTGTTCACATGCTTTGTGATTGATGAAAATGAAATTATTATTGAGGGGCTATAAGCCCCTCAATAAATATTCTCTTTTTTCTCCTTTCATATTATATATTATTTATATGGATAATAGAATATCAGTCTATATCCAAATATAATGTGAAAGGAGTGTTTGTGATGAATGATATAAGAATCATTCAAGGTCAGAAGATAACTTACTTCGTGGCTATGACAATATCACGAAGACATATGGTTTGGTAAGTAAATTACTTGAACCTGTTGTGAAAGATGGCAAATTAGCATATGACTTCAAGGCGTCTACTGATGATAACAAAAGTAGATAAGACATAATAGAATAAAAATACCAATTCACATTGGTTTCTTTTTTTATAACGTATCCCAAGTTTTTGTATTAGAATTGAATATTTTAATCTTTACATTATCTGAATCAGTTTCATCAATTATTAATGTCTTTGCATTAACATCGTTATTTGATGAATCATATACAGTACCGATATCTCCAATATTTCTACCACGAATAGTTTGCATCTTTACAGGAATCCAAGAAGTATTAGTATTGTCATTTGTCATTTTAAATGATTGAATACGCGGGAATACAAGTTGCCAATTCCCAAATGGTAAATGATCATTTGAGATTCTTTGTATGTTATTACCAATTTCCAAATCATTATATTGAACAAAATCAGGTTGAGAGTATATTGGTCTATTTGTCAAATCCTTTGGAGATGTTCCATTTATAATTCGATAATTATTTGTCATTATATTGAATAATAAGTTTCCTTCTGAATCTACAATTTTTTCTGTTGTATTATTACGAATATCAATCATGTCATAATTCATTGCAGTTCTTGTCACATGTAAATCTCGTGTTTCTGGATCAATTCGGTATTGTTCATATTCTAAACAATCATAATTATAAACCCATGTCATTGGTCCAACTCCATCAACATCCCATACAATCGTTGTTGCAGGATTGGTATTGACGTAATTCTTATATAGTAAATCATTTTTAGGTAACATCGTTGTTGTATCAGTAGTCATCAGATTATTGAATCCATGATATACGATTCCATACATGAATTTTCTATTGGTGTTATCATTGGGATTATCCCATCTCCATAGTATATATGAATCATATCTCAACACATTCAATTCATTTAATGTATTAATAATACCTTTTGTATTTTTCACTTTTGCAATGGCATAATCAAAACCATCGCAGTATAATTTACATAAATCAACAGTTGTTGTATCTTTCTCGTTTCCTGCATTATCATTATTGGCGTTTACAATTCCTCTTACAGGTGTTTTATTTTGTTTTATTACATTGATGAATGAAGCAGTTTGCAACACAGTCAAATTTGTCAAATCTTCATTATCATCTGCATATGTAACAGGTAATTCACGAATTGTTGGAATAATTGAATTAATATAAGATTCGTTTAAAGTTACTCCACCCCCATAAAGTTTATAAGAAGAATATTCTTCGAATTCAGAAATACATTGATTCTTAACCCATGTACCAGTTAAACCATCTTCCGATGAAACGATGAAGTTATAAACATAAAGACCTGTTGTTTCTCGTACTAATGCGAATAGATCAGGAAAGATATCTCCTTTAGAAGTTTTAATTGATTCAAGATGATTTCTATCTATATACAATTTAACTTTTAATCCTCTTCCATTTCCTGTTGTAGGAGATGAACCATATTCATCGGTAACACCAGTGCCGATATCAGGAAGATCAAAATTGGATAAACTTATTTCTTTTTCATTTGCAGATAGAGTTACTTCAGTGATAGCACCACTTTCATCAACAGAAGTTACAATGTACTCAAATGAAAAACCTCCAACAATTATCAATCCAACATCATCAATCTCATATCCAGAACCTCCGTTAGTTATTAATGCAATATGGACATTCGTTGTATTAACTTTAGGATTGAGATTTATAGTATAACGGAAATTGTTATGATATACTAAATCAACATCATTCAATGTATTTAAAAAAGAACTTCCTGAAGTAGATGTTTCAAATGCAAATTTATTTGAATATCCTTTTTCTTGATATACTGGAACTCCGTTTATTGTTAATGCAGTCGGTCTAACCCATCTGGTTGATAAGGTATTATATAATTTATCTTTATCTTCTTCAATATAAGAAACTTCGGTACGTACATATTTTTTATCAACAACTTGTGTTGGTGCAATCCCTTCAAGACCAGATAATTGTACAACTGACGTTGGTATATCACATATTCTTGCAGCGGTTCTATCAGGTTTAGGGAATTGATCAGTTGCATTGTTCTTGTAAGTCGTATCATCATTAGATATTACATAAACACGACCTATACTATCTTTATTATCTTCACCATTGGATATTTTACCAGGATCAAGAATTAATCCCGCAGCTTGAAAAGTCTCAACACTGTCATCTGTTGTTGATGGAGTTTTATGCATTGCATACATTGTCAAATGTTCAGGAACGTTACCATCACCATAATCTTGTATCCATGTTGGTAAACCACCCCATTGATTCAGATTATGAGGAAATGTATCATATATATCAGATGATGGAATTCCTGATGACATTCTTATTCCTGCATAACCAACATCAGTTGTTGTTTTTACAAATGGAATACTTTCGTCAAAGTGAACATCGAATATTGATACTAACGGATTGGTTGATGTACCATTAATACAATTCTGTGCGAAATATGACATCACGATTTTATATGTATTTTCATCAACATATTCCCACGGTAAATCCTTAGTCATTTTGATTGTTGTATTTTCATCACAATCAAATGGAATAATATAATCAGTTTGATTATCTACATGACGAACTGTTATTGTTTGAGGATTCAATTCAACATTAAAGTCTGATGTTGAAGAACCTGAAAAAGCTCCTTCTGTTTTAGAATGACAAATAATGACATAGTTTGAAGTAACACTACCATCAGGTGTAGCATTGTATGTCCCATCAATACCTGTATAAATTTTAGCATTATAAATAGAAGAATTCCCTTCATTTGATATGAAGAATATTTGTTCATTTCTTGAATTTGTATTGTTTTCAAATGTTAAAGTTGGACCAATATTGGTTTGATCACAAGTAAACCAGAATAATGGATAACCGATCAATCCATCATCAATGACAGCATCAGTCTCGTATGTTGTTGAATCCTTTTGTGTTAGATTCAAAGGTTGTAAGCTTTCTATCAATGGATAGTAATACGTTATACCAGTTACGTTTTCATTGAATTCAATGCTTTTTTCAGATGTATAATTTCCATTACTATCCAATATTAATAACTTTGGATTTGTATTTGTTTTAATCCATCTATCTGCAAATACTTCAGATGAATTTGTACTTCCAGCAAATGGTATAATACATTCTGTTGTATTTGTAAATGATATTCGATAATTATTTCGAGTAGTTTCATCATTTACAATAGTCTGATAATTTGTTGATAATATACGAGCAAACATCAATCCATTTACCATCGAGCAATATGGAAATGTTGATGTTGAAACATTGAGAATTCTATTTATGTTTTCATCAACAAAATTTATTTTTGAAATGATTGAATAATCATATGGTAATTTTTCCGATTCGATAATGATATCCGAACCGATATTATCAATTTGACCTTGGAACATATCACCGGTTAATCTGTCTTGAATCTGTTTCTTTTTATCAGTTTTCATCAACCAATGTTTTCTTTCTTGCTCAAGTATAAGTGATAAATTATTATATCCAAGCATCCAATATATTTTTTTAGGTAACATATAATTCCTCCTATTTTATAATGATCCATTTTACATTATCATTTTTAATATTTGCAATGTATAAATGCCCATTGAATATCAATAATGATGAAGATGTTATATCGTTATTGTGTTCATCTGTTATACGAAAACCTTTTAAAGATGAAACATCATAACCTTCTATATCTAATTTGAATATAAAAGTCAATTCACATTGAATTGTAGATGAATTGATATGAACATATGGATCAAATATTTCTGATGATATTACATTATATCCCCCTACGGGTAAATTATCGTTTACATTATCTCCAATCTTTTCAAATATGGAAATGTTTGGTTTCTGATAAATCGTTTTTGTAATATTATCAATATCATTTCTATATAAAGAATTGGTCATTATGTAATTGACCAACATATCTTTGGAATAACTGTAAAATTTATCATCATCTTCATATCTAATGAATCCAGCGTTTCCAAAATTATTTCTTATATATCTGATGAGATGGGAACGAGTCATATTCTCAAATGTCTCTCTTATTCTGTTAATGTAGTCTAAACCAAATTCATCATAATAATAAACATTTTGTTTTAATATATCATTATTTACAATTTGATTCATTTCATCTTTATCCAATTTTCTATTTAATAAATCTTTGAATGTAAATGTATCTTCATATAGTTTTTTCAACATATCATCACAGATAACACTCATTGTGTAAGATTTGTTAAATGTTGGATCATAGATATAAACTGTTGGTTGTTGATTTTTAACAGTCCTATCATATAATCTATCAATTAAAAATCTATTTGTATAATCATAATATGAAGTCAATGATAGATGATGATATGCAGGTAGAATATAGGATTCTGTGTATGAATGATTCTTAGATGGAATTATTTCATGCATAATAGTTTGATAGTTCTCATTAATGGTAAATACATAATAAGCATTCTGTTTATTATATGCATTCTGTGACAATAATTGAGAAACATCTTCTGATGAATTTATGTCTATATTTAAATCAGTAACATTATACTCTACTTCTTCAATTATGTTTGTTGGTAAACCATATGACCAATAAGGTGTGTTAGTTCTTAAAGGGGGATTCAAAGTATTGATTAAGAAAACATCTTTAGTATTGAAGATATCCCTATTTGAATATCTATCATATGTGGCGTTATCTTCAATGATTGTCGGTCCTGAAATTTGATATGATTGATTCCATGTTTGAGTTTCATCATTCAAAGTCCAACTCCACACATTCCCATACACATCCAATTTTAATGCATAAACATCATCAATATGATGAATTATTTTTTCTTGAGAATATGATCCAACTGCAACACAGAAACCTTCACCATTACTATTGACATTAACTGTTGATATCGAATATCCTTCTAATGAATTTAAATTATATACATTAATCAATTTATCAGAATAATCATCATTATCATATTCCCATGAAGTCACACCTCCTGTGAAGATATTTACACTAGTAACCTTTCCTCTAATACATAATGCCCCAATGAAAAACATAAACGTATCATCAACAGCATAACCATTACCAGATTTCCAATATAATAAATAATCTCTATCAGATACATCATAAGTACCTTTCAGGATATTCAAAGATGAATATGGTATGTAAATATCATATTCTACATAATCAGGAAATAGTCTTTTAGTTACATATTCATATGGTAAAAAAGCATCAAGATCATCATCAACATTGAATACAATCTTATCTTCTAATCTTGCAAGATGTTGCATATATTTTCTACTGAGTAATATATTTAAATCAGTAGAATCAAAATTCAATTCTGTTCTGATATAATCTTCATCGAATACAAATGTTGGAGCATAATTCTTAATATGTATTAATTGAGAATAATGTGTTGGTATATCACATATCCTTGCGAATGTTCTATCAGGTTTTGGATTATCAATCGATTTATTATTCCCATATTCAATTCCATCATTTGAAATAATATAAACTCTTCCAGTTTCTAAGAATGGATCAAAACCAATCATGTTTAAAGAGAAATAATTTCCTCCATGATAAATGAATTTATGTTCATTTGCATGTTTGGACATTGTTGAATTACCAAAATGAGAATTGTTGGAATATGTAATTTCGGATACGATATTGAGTGGAGACATAATATCCCCATAAGTACGATAAGCGAAATCAGTTTGATCATCTATATCATATTTGATATTAATATTCAATGAATCATCTAATTCAAGGATTTTATTTTGAGGAATTGCAGAGTCAATAATAACACCAGCAGTTCTACGATCCATCGCATTTTGTTTGACATCGTTTAATTTGTCTTTTATTGTATAAGCTTCAACATGAGCTCTATGAACATCATCATCAATCATGTATTTGAAATATGTAGGTAATCCATCAAAGTCTCCTAAATTATGGATAACTCCATTCTTTTTAGAAACGGCATTGTCAGAATGATCTGAAGTAATGTCCACATGTATTCCTGATACTGCATCTTGTGTAAAACCTTCATATTCATTTAAATATTTATTATCAAAATGAACCACAAACCCAGGAGTCAATTTAGTACGTTTATTTTGTATGATCCAGTCTTCTGTATTTAAATGGAATGAAATCAATCCAGTATATGCATAATATGGATTGTTGTAAGTAGTACCATCATAATCGTAATCCCCTATTTCAGGTTTTTTAAATTTCCATCTGTAAGTTCGGGGAACACCTTCAACATCCATATCTAATGTAAAATTATTCAATGATATTTTTGCATAAGTATTATCATATTTTATGATCAACTGTTGTACTGGTTCTGTTGAAGGAATTTCATCATCTACACTGAAATCATATACCAATACACGAATCTCTTTGATAGTTGTTGTATAATTATATTCCGAATTTTGATTTGGTAAGAATCCTTCTTCTGCATATACTTTCACAATGCCACGAAACCAAAAATTCGTTGGACAACTTGCTTTGGTCATCCATGGATATATTAATGCTTGACCGTGTCCATCTGTCCCTATTGTCAAGAATGGATTATTGTCATATGTCGAATGATCAAATGAAGAATCCCAACCAATATATTCATTATGAAATCCTATATCAGGTAGGTATTTAAATAGATTTATACACATCCATATGAATGGTAAATCACACATTTCATTTGTAATTGGTTTTAATGTCAATATACCTGTATCATAATCAATACTTTCAATGAAGTCTTGTGTTTCTTTTCCTATATGAAAAAAATAAGTTGTTTGTCCACCGGTTATATCTGTCAATTTCAACGTATGATTTTCAACAAAATTATTATCTTGATCTAATATTGTTATTGTCGGTGGAATAGTTGTCTTTACATAAGTATCATCAGAATATACAATTGGATCGCTCCAACTATCAGATCGAGGAATACGAATTTTTGTTATTTCACCGAATTGAATTCTCATCTTTCTATTTAATAATGAATCTTTTCTCAATACAGCACATAACATATTTTGTTGGTCATATGTGTCAATCAATTCAGTATATTGAATATCAAAATAAAAATCAAAAGTATTCTCGATAGACACATTCTTCAGGGAAGGTTTATCGAGCAATATCTTTCTTGTTTCTAATAATAATTCAGCACCAAAGTTTTCAACAGTTCCTTCATATTGAGAACCATTGATATCTTCATAACCACAATATTTCTTCGTATGTAGATCAATTAGGTTTTTCAATAATTGTGTCTTCCTGCGTAATGAGTCAGGACTCATATATGGTGAGAGTTCTTTTGGTGTATTACTCATGATATCATCTCTCTTTCAATAATATTTTTCAGAATCGTATACACATTATTTTTATGACAAGTACAAGAACTTTTCTGTACTTTCAATAAAGAAAAGGAGGGTCTAAGAATGATAGATCACATTATTAGACGAATGGAAAATCCGTTAGACAATATAACGGTAAACTTAGGTGTTGATGCACCTCTTTGGACATATGTCAAAAAGGCAGTACGTGAAATTGAGGTTATCAATGTCTTGGGTCTCAATAGGTTGGATGAATATTCCACAGTACCTTTTGTTCATGTTGACAATTGGAATTGGAATCCTTATCCTGCGGCTGCGGAGATTCAACACCGCAGACGTGAAACAGGTAACAAACTTATGACAAAGACAATTGGAAACTCAAGATTGGGTATTCTTGAATTTGATATCTTTTATGGTGGAAGAGACAAGAATAAAATGCTTGAAACTGCCGTATCCCACAATAAGATTTATATTCCGATTGAGGATGATCATGGACGTTATCTATTGGACAATGTGCTCTATTCAGAGTATCAGTTGGTTGACAAACTTCTGTATCCATCAGGAAAAGATTCAATCACATTAAAATCTTTACTTCCGATTGTAATTAAATATGAAGAAGCCAATGAGACATCTATAGATGGATATATCTATTATTCGAAGATAGGTATGGTGAAGATATTTACAACAATGGAACCGATACTTTCATGCTTTATGCATATACCATCCCCGTTATCTTATCTCGGGGTTTTTCCAATAATAAGATTCACCGATCATGTTGGAGATGATGGTGAACAGTATCATTATTTCCAACCAATACCTGATAGAGCCATTTATATCAAAGGATATAAGAAGGGATTGGAACAGTTTGATTATGTTCGTTCAATACTTGTTATGTGTTGTCATCTTATCAGAAAACATCAACCTGAAACACTTGATGAATTGAATGATCCAAAATGGTGGGTTTATCAATTATCATATTATGAAAATACAATCGAACATCGTGGAGCATGTCATGAAATGCATGTTGCTCGCATGTTGGACACAATATCAGCACAAGTATTGCCAATCCCTGAAGTTGATAAAACCAATATGGTTTCTCTATTGAGATATGTACTTCAGACAGAATTTACTGACATCAACATTTATTCTTATGAGAATAAGCGACTTAGACTCAATGAAGTAATATCGACCATAGTAACTGCTGATGTATCTGATAAATTGAAGAAATTGTTTAGATTTGGTCAGTTGGTTAAATGTAAAGAAATGGAACCTGTGATGAAGTTCCATCCAGATATAATTCTGAAGAACATGTATAAGTTGGGTACGGTTCATACTGTCGACTTTGCAAATGACTTGGATTATTATCAGTTACTCAGAATGACCAAGAAAGGTCCAAATTCGCTTGGAAGAATGGATAAACATAAAGTAAACTTTGGACACAAACAACTTCATCCATCCATGATTGGAAGAATTGATATGCTTGAATCATCAAAGGATGTTGGTCAATCTGGCATGATTTCTCCATGGGCAGATGTTTCTACGTTCTTTGAGATGGATACTAACAAATATCCAAACATTAAATATGACTTGTTTGATTTCATCAAACATGAATTTCCATTACCTGCAATAACGTTTAACTGTGACAACATTGTTGACTACAATAAGATTCTTGACAAACTTGTTAAATCGGCATATATCAATCTGGATTATCACATTCAACAAACTTCAGATGATGGAGAGGAAACATGAAATTTGATTTGACAATGTATAAAGGAAATACCAACACAGAATTACGTGTTACTTATTCATATAATTATGAACAGTCTGGACAATTTCAGACTGTTCGTATGAAAAGTAATGGTAGTGTTGCGATACTTCCATCATTCGGAATATCTATTTCAGAAGGATATGAAAGACCATATATATTCATAACATCCAACAAGTATTATCCATTTATTGCATTATTATCACAATCATTGAAACTGATATCTGATAACCTGTATGAGATATTCCCTAACATAAATGGAATTGAATTCGAAGTTGATTCCAGAGTAATGGAAAGATTCCAAACAGAAAAAGCAATGTCAACTGCTGGAATGACTGCAATGCCAGTTGTTTGGACAGATAGTAACAGTGTTTGTTATCCAGCAATAAGAATAACTTCCTTAAAGAATGGGAGTATAACAATTCCATTGGAAGATGCAAAACCAATAGAGATGATGTTGAAAGGTTTTAATCCTTTCAATTATGGCATATCATTATTGAATTTATTTGACAAATTGAATTGAGTATTGGAGGGCATATGCCCTCCAATATTTTTTTTATAGTGAGCCTACACGTGATCCTTTGTTAACCAAGCTAGCCATGTCAGATAGTAATGTACTACCGATATTATACATCATATTCTTAGGATTAACTGCAGAAGCAGCTAATGCCAAACGAGTTATTGTACGCATGCTTCCATTAACACGGTATTTATCGACACCTGACAATTGAGCAATATAATCAAACATCGGTTTATTGTTTAACATTACTGATGGTTGATCCATTGGTGACGTACCTAAAGCATGTTGTAAGTCTGCGACTGTTATTGATATATCCATTGATAATGGATATCCATGAACAGATAAATCTTTACCTTGCGGATTCTTGTTAACAGTTACTGAAGTTACCATTCCTAAACGAGTCCCCCATATACCTGGGATATGACATTGAATAACAGGTGGATATGTATATGCTCCAGCACTGTTCTTTGACATCTGTGGTAATGCCATTCCTAATATAAAGAATAAAGGAACAAGTTCATCTGTTAAATATGAATAAGGATCACCACCAGATGCAACCAGATGAACTGTTAAAGTCAATGATTGAGTTGATGAATGACTTTTGAATATATCTGGATATATTGTATGGTCACCCGTAAATGAACGTGACATTGCAGATGCAATCGCTGCGGTAAATTTACCTTCTCCTGATTGAAGAGTTGTTAATACTTCTTCAGCAGCCACTCTAGATTCGGTTGCTAAATCGATCATTTTATCATTAATCATTCCTGATGATGCTGATGCTATAAATGCAATTTCACTACCTACTTCATTACCTTTACTGATGACATTGCTGTATATCTGTGATGCTCCAACTTCGTTTGTATAAGATTCGCTTAAACCATTCGCATCAACCATAAATGATACATATTGAGAATTATCACCGTTTGCAGTATCTAATGCGGTTACTGTACCTAAATTCGATACAGGAGTGATATATCTGTAATTTGCCCATACATCACTTTCTTTATTTACTTTTGCATCCATCCCGATTGGATAATAATAATCACCGACACGAACACATGCACGTTGTAATCCCAACATAATTACAGCTGTATTTATCATCATCTTGACATTGTTGATATAACTATGCCAATTTGATTCAAACTCATAAAAGTTTTTATTAACAGACATAGATGTTAGGAATGCTGCAGATATTCCTGCTAAACCACCTAAAGCACCAGATAATTTATCTCCGATTGTTGTAGCTTCTGAATATTTTGTTATATCAGCAACTGTCATATCATCGTCAATCTCAGATGTTAAATAGGATAATGATTTTCCTAATCTTAATATACCATCACCGGTTTCTGTAACATCTTCTGATAAAGATTTTTCAAATGTATCTTTATTTGCCATTGAATGAATTTCATTTGCTATATTCTGATTATTGGATGATACATTGTTTCCATCTGAGTCGAATATATCATATTTAGATAAAGCAGCTCCATAATAATAAGCTTCATATATCAAGTTTGTTAAACTCGAAACACCTCCCATGAATCTTGCTTTACCAACAACAAAATTTGCGACTTGAGCTTCGCGTAATATCTTAGTTAAATAGAAATCACCAACAGGACCTGGGTTAGTTCCGTTTGAACTTATAAGCCTCATATCACAAGCATGTGTTAATTGAGGAGGTGCACCAAATAAACGAGGCGAATATAGATTCAATAACGGGGAAGCTTGTTCTGCAGAAACAAAATCTTTGTTATTTGTTTGAGCACCAACACCCGGAAGAATGTATGCTGTTTGTAATCTGTCATATCCATCAACCGCTTCATTTGCCATGTCTTGTAAAGTATCTTGAGTATCAGCATTATCAAGTTCTTCATCTATAACTGCCATAAATATCACAATCCTTTCATTACAAAATAATTAATTTAAATTATCTGGAGGTCTTAATATGATAATACAAGCAATTGATAAAATTAATGTCGAGAACGATTCATTCGTTAAATTATTACTACATAACTCGGTGATGAATGATTATGTGTTTGAAAGATCATTCTTCATAATACATCTTATTCCTGATGATATAACAGATGTTCTGTATCGTAGATTGTACGAAGATTGTTATTACAGAATGATTGATAAATCTGGATATAAAAAAGGTGTTTTTTATCTGAACATGACTGTTTCAGAAGCAATCGGTTTCATCAGAAGAGTGACACCGCCTATATTACAGGATAAAATCCCTGAAGCAATAAGGACTGTTGAAAGTATCTACGATCTCCTTAGATTGTTTTTAATGGAAGATAACAAAGACGGTCAACATCAATACTATCTGTCTGAATTCAAAAGGTATATGTATTTAAATGAATATCCAACACAAACAAATTACAACACTGATAGAACATCTCTTCTGAGAATGAATAATAAAGATGGAATAACAACTGATGTTGAAATATATTCTCCTTTGGTTGACGGATTCTTCTCAGGAAATATTGATAATGATAAATCATTTGATGTGCAGATAATGTTTCATTTTAAAAACAAAAACCAAATTAAAGAAGTTTGTGAAAACGTATTACAACAATTCAAAACAAACAAAGTTCTCAATGTATTTTCAGATAATGAGAATGGTTATTATTTGGAGATGTATTTTGAAAATTTTAATGCATCAATATATAAATGGATTATGGATTTGATAAAATTTAATTATAAAGATATAATATAATGATTATGAGGGGCATATGCCCCTCTTTATTTTTTTTCTTTTTCATATAAATATTCTTTAATTGATGGAGGATATAGATAATGATTATATAAAATAATATTTTATATTTTAAGATATATATCTTTTATTTGATGAATAGATGAGTAGTGTCGCGAGTTACTCATCTGATATCGAAAATAATAATGAAAAGGAGAAATTAAAATGATTGGAACAGGATTACAGATAGCAGTAGCTCTTGGAACAACTTTGGTCGGTGTTCTCACAGCAATTGTAGGAAGCAATAATAACAATCAACAGAATATGGATGCTTATAATATGAATCAGTATTATCGTCCATCACAGTATGAAACACCGATAGTTCCACAGAAACCTGCATATGAACCATTCAAATATGAACCAATAACAGTAAGACGTCTTCAGGCTGAACCAATACCAAAGTATTGGGATATTCCAGTTTCAGAAGAATCAAAACACAGATGGGAGATTGGTCCAGATGATGGTTTATCAGCATCACGTAGAAACCTTATACGTAGCAGACTTCAGAGATCAGTAGCTCCACAGCAGCCAGTTCAACCCACAATAGTTCCGTTAACACCACCACAACCAGTTCAGCAGACAACACAGTATGGCTATGGTTATAGTGAACCATCAATACCCACACCTCAAGCTGTAAATGTTCAGCCACAGGCTCCTGTACAGGTTGATTCAAGAAGATTTTCTCACACAGTAAATCCAACTTATACAACATTTGAAATGCACAATAGACCTTTCCAGGCTCCTATGATGCAACAGGCAATACAGAATCCTTATAATTTATATGCAAATCCAATGACAAATAATATGACACAGTATCAGTCAAGAAGACAGATGTTTGAATCTGGTAATGTAAACGGTTCTTTCCAAACACCAAACTTCAATAACAACAATATTCCTTCACCATATCCATATGGCTATGGTGAAACAAACAACATGGGTTATCCTTCTCAGAACATGAATTATCAGCAGAATCAAATGAATTATAAGATATTCAATAATAATGCTGATGAAAGTAGGCTTAATAATTGGACGATGATGGATAGTGGTCCGGTTGGATATAATGCATATAATAGTGGTTTCCCGGGGAGCTCAAGTCCTCCAAATCCAAATATACAAATGCATCGATTCAATCAACCTTCACCCCAACCCATGTATCAACAACAACCAATGCCTCAACAATCACAATATGGTCAACAATTGGACCAACCTATGGGAGATATACTAAAATGGAAAGACCTAGTAGATTCTCCCGTCTCGACAAAGTTCTCAACGTCACAAAAGCCATCGTCAACGGACTCAATGCAATATCAAGGATCGTGGCATAAACCGGGATATGTCAATGAACTTGGAGAAGTACCGATGTTTGTGTTAGATGATGGAACCCCTTTATTTAGTAAATAATTAAATCATGGAGGTGAACCGATATGTATTTATGCCGTAGATATATGTCACATTATCCTTAGCTGAAATATCGTGTTTTGGATTAATGTGATAAAATATATTATTTAAAGGAGGAACTCATAATGAGTTTAACGAAACAACAAATGGACGCCATCTTTGATGGTGCGGATGTAGCCCTTACAGCAACATCAGCAACTGCAAATGCAGTAAACAACGGAATCCAAGAGGTCAGAAGAGCCATGGATTCAAGAGGAAATGTGTCAAACTATCCTCAACAGAATTATCCGTACAACAACGGTTATCAGTATCAGCCACCTGTGACATATGGTTATGGTTATGCCGATCCAACCCCACAGCCTCAGCCAATGATGTACAACTACAACTACAATTATCAGCCTCAGTTGTATTCTCAGCCACAGGCATATGGTTATGGTGGATACCAACAGCAACAGCAGTATCCAAACACATATTACCCAACAATGTCACAGGGTAATGGTTATCAACAACCATTGGTTCCACAATCAACAATGGGTTATCAAGGATTTACCAACACAGGTTATGGTGTTGCTTCAACACCTCAAACAACCTATGGTTTCAATGGTAAACCAAATGGACCTGTTGGAAGTTCTTGGGGATATTAATAAAGGAGGATTAATAATGATATTTCAGACATTCTGTAACAGAACTGCTTCAAAGGAACGTATCGATGTATCCAGCATCAATCCTGTTCCAGACAGATACAAAAAGGCAGTTGATTCAATAATCAACATAATGAAGGACAAAACTGAAATCTTCAATGTTATCGAGGTTCCGTTTGTTGAGGTTGCTTTCAATGACCAGGATTTTGAACAGATACTTGAAGACAAACTTACAGACGGAGAAATTCCTGATGAAATCATTTGCAAACTTTCAGCAGGAATTTACAACAAGGCAATCACACAGCTTACAGATTCAGAACAGGCAATAATAAAAGTTCTGTCAACATACATCTGTATACAAAATTAAAAAAATTCAGGAGGAATTCAAAATGAACACAATCATCAACAAGGCAATGATTCAGCCTATCCCAACAGACCGTTACAGAATATCATCGACGGAAGTAATCAAATACCTTCAGGACCAGCTTGGTTTCGTGGTTGATTACGACTTCACAAGATGGACCGGAATATCACCTGATAATTCCTACATCAGACTCAGAATCGTCATCGCTCATGATGACATCGTTGCGAGAAACACATCTCGTGATTATGTTGATAAGGTGCTTGAAGAGAATGCTGCAGGCATACGTTTCAAGGATAATGTAATCAACACTCTCAAACCTTTCATGTATCCTCTTAACATGCAGGATATCAGAAACAAACCTGAACAGATGGCTAGATTTGAAGCTCTTGGTATTGTTGGTCCAAGACTTGATGAAATAATCAGGTATTCAAAACTCACATATCACAGAGAGACAAATTCATTCGGGCTCTATCTCAGAGCTGAAAGAATAATAGCAGACATGCTCACAGACCCCAACACAGGAGTTATCAATGGAGACATGGAAATTCTTGGCGTGTTTGGTACAACCCCTGAGACATTCAGATGGGAAGTTGCTGTAACAAGAAATCGTTCTGGTGCTTCTGCAACAGGACATACTGGCATTTCACTTGACCAGATATTTGCTACTATCTGAAAATGATTGAGATATTTCGGGGGATTTGTCCCCCGAAATTATCATCATTTTTTAAAGGAGATGATTAAATGAAAATAGCAGATCTTAATATAATTGAAATCAGTGAGATGATAGATCATCTTGATGAATGTATAGATGGACACATTGAGAAAAATCCGATTGTTGTTGGTGGTATTGCGGGGAGTGGCATAGAGAAACTTGTATTGAATGCTGTTATAGACAAATACGATTTTTCAAAAGTATTGGTTGTTACAGGTTGTCAAGACTATATCGGAATGGTTAAAAAACCTTTGGAGAATTTCATGTTCTATGGAGATTTATTTAATCTAGATATGATAGATCCAATTACTCCCTTCAATCCATTCGTTGCAAAAGTGTTTAATCCAAAACCAGAATATGTTAATACTGTGAATAAAACACTCTTAAGAAATTATGAGATGATAATAATCTTCAAAGCACATTTGATAGATTGTGAATATTTGAACATGATAACTCGAGAATTCTATGGGCAAATCATTCATGTAATTGATCCATTTGATATAAACGGAGATGATTATTTACATGCTTTGATGACTTATGATATTCCTGTTGTTGTAGATTCGTTAGAGAAGATTCGACCGATAGTTGCAATGGCAAGGAATGTATGGGGTGTTGAAACAAGAAGTATTGAAAAGAAAGTTCGAGGTTCTGTTACAGAAACAAATCGAATCAACAATCGTTCAGTTGGTAAATTGGATGATAAACAATATGTGACAACAGATTTACAATTAGCTCAAATGGTAACACAACGACAACTTGATTCTCCCTTCAGAAAAGGACAAAAGTTTTTGGTTGTCAATAATGGTAAAATAGAACCATTGACATACGACACCTCACATCATTATTCATTGGCAAAAAATAGTATGTTAATAATGGAGGATGCTAAATCAACTCCATATATGAAACTCAGGATATATTCGTCGAAAATTATCTATGCTACGGATATAACTTATTCAGATCCACCTGAAAGAGGCAAGCTTGGAGTATTTCCTGCGAATATAATGTCATTAAAACAATCTTCATATCACAGATATAATCATACTGTGTTAATATTAACAGAACCTTTAACCCAAAGACAGAAATATTCAATACTCAAGAATAGCATCAATGTTTCTGTCATAAATAAAATGAAATAAGCGAGGTTTTGTTATGTTTGGATTAAAGTTGATAAAACGTGACGAAGAAGATGCCAAAGAAGTACGTGTTTTCAAAAAAGCTGTGCATAATCTACATGATCATTGTACAGATCTTATCAAATGGATAATAGATGGATTTAATGTTGATCCTGATTCAATTCTTCATTTGATATCAGATATGGAAGTAATGGGAACATTAATTGACATATACTTCAATAACAAATTTTCGTCACCAACAAATTCAATGAGATTGTTTCAAACACATGATGAATGTCGTAAATATGTAAACGAAATCGTTGAGATTATTAATGGTATTATTACCGCGAATGAACTGGTTAGAACAGCTTATGAACATAGAGAAGATGGATCAATAGACATTGATCAAATTAACGATGAATATGAAAAACTTATTGATTCTGCTAAAGATGATTTGAATCGTAGCGTTAACTTATTGATCGCTGAAATTAAACTGATCATTGCTGTTATTAGACCAGATTTAGTTCGTATTGATACAGGAGAAAATCTTATAGAGACTTATTATCGTAATAAAGCTTTGAAAGATAATAGCGATAAGATGCATACTATGTTTAAGGTTGAATATAAGGTACAACCTGATGAATATAGAAGATATCTCAACAAAGAGAAAACCAAGGAGGAAAAGAAAAATGATCAACGAAGAAAAAATGGAAATTGAGATGGCATCAATGGGATATGGAAGAGTGTATGATTATACACAATACTCCCATGACAATCACGTCAATGTGATTCCTGAACAATCTTTCAGAAGACTTGTTCATGATACATTTAACGTGATAACAGAAACCCTCAGAGAAACTTATGGACCATATGGTTCAACTGTTATGATATCTGATCAGAATCAGACAATAACAACCAAAGATGGATACAATGTGTTTGAATCAATTGGTTTCAATCAAGTTTACAAACAGAAAGTTTATCTGGCAATACAACAGATAATCGAACGTGTCAACAGAAATGTTGGTGATGGAACAACTTCTTGTATATTATTGGCAGAGAAGATTTTCAATAATGTCAATCAGTTGATGACAACACCAGAAGTGAAACGACAGATATTGAAAGAGCTGTCTGAAATAGAGTCAGATTTACAGGATTCAAGTATACTTGAACTCCATAAAGAAACTAAGATTATCATGACAGATATAACGAAAACTGCGTTGATGAATCTCATACGTCTTGCAAGTAACTATGACGATGAACTTGTTAATGTATTATATGAAGCATTTTCTCCTGAATATGATAATGAGGGATTCATTGTATCAGTCCGTAATGTAGTTGCAGAAAGAGAAATCACAATGGATTCAAATTCCAATGTTCAATACAAAATCGATTATCTTCCCGGTGATTATCGAGTTCGTGTAAACATGGATGTTGAATTCGGATTAGCTCTGTCACAACCTACAAAGATAAAGACAATAATATACGATCATGCATTCTCTTCATCAGATTGGATAAATTTCATGAAGAGTTATGATGGTGAAAATGTTTTGATACTTGCGAGAACCTTCACAAAGAGTTTCATGGATAATGAATATGTGAGATTCTTGAAAGAGTATATGTTGAAGAAACTTCCTGTTCCACTTTATCTTGCTGAAATCAAAGGAGAATTTGTACAGAATGAGATTCATGACCTTGCAGCATTACTTGGAATCAAAGCACGTGACATGAATGATTTGGTTGTTAATTTTGATGAATTACCAATAACAACAGTTCAAGTATATAAAGGAAACTGCATGTGTTTCTATGATGTAACATCACCGACTGGATATGTTGATAAACTTCGTAAGGAAATGAATAAAGATTTATCTGGATCATATATTACTCGTAAGGAATACCTCTCCAGAATTAAAGCTCTTTCATTGACTAATAAGGATACACTTGTTACTGCAAAATGTGGTACTTCATTAGAATCCAAAATGATAATGGATAAGATAGATGATTGTACCGCTATTGTAAATTCTGCAATTGAAAATGGAATTGTTCCAAATATGTTAGTATATGCATATTTCAGAATGGAATGTATTCGAACTGCGGATGATTCATCAGAACTAATGAAATCAATCGTAACAGAAATCCAACATGCAATAACTGGATTATTCTCTGATTTATGGGATTCTAAATATGGTAAGGATTGTAAAGATGGAATGGATGATGAAATCGAAAGAATATATGATTTCAACACATATTTCAAATCATATGATTTGATTCATAACGAATTAACCAATGTTGAGGATCTTCCCACTTCTTCTGAATATGATCTTGAAGTTGTTGTTGCAGCTTTGTCAATCGTCAAATATTTATTGACCAGCAGAGCATTCATCTTTGATGCTCATCTATTACCACCAATCGGTGATGTTGGTCATTATGAACATTATTGATATTATCATTGGAGAGGGCCAATTGGCCCTCTCTCACATAAACAATTTTCATCCAACAACAAATAAGTACGATTATAAAATTACGAAAGGTGATGGACGATGAAAACACTGAGAAACAATATCTATCAGGATATTGCAAGTATTTTATGTTCAAAAAACAATGAGTTGAAAACAACACAGAACGTTGTATTATTCTCACGAACCATATCGACATATCCATCTAATAAATCAATATATTGTCTTGTCGCTAATAGGGTAATTTCATTCATTGAAAAGAATGTAATGAATATGAATCTTATGATAGAGATTATGAAAGATGAAGGTGAGGATGAAGAAATCGTTCAGACTGTTGAATTCTTAATGAATAATCCTACAATAAAAACTCGTGCTGAATGTACGAAATTGTGTTTGCTGTTGACGGATTATGTAAAATGGTCAAAACTCTTAAAAGTCAAAAACTCATTCATCAAAGCATTAGATGTCATTGATGAAGATGAAGATGACGTTACAAGCATGAGGGATAAGATTAATACCTTATACAAAATATCAACCGAAATAGTTACTGCATATAATACTGTCAACATTACAGAGATATCTCACACATTTGACTCAAATGATGTTGATGCAATGAAAACTGTTATTGCAGAAGCTAAAGATGCAAGAGCTCCTGATAAATGTATCATTACTGGTATTCGAGGTTTGAACAGCTTACTATCACCTGGATATCTTTCAGGATGTGTTTATGTATTTGCTGCATTACCTGGAAATTACAAATCAGGCATTTTGTTAAAATCACATGTTGATACATGTAAATTTAATGAACACATCAAGAATACTACAAATGGGAAAACACCAATATCGATGTATATATCGATGGAGAATTCAATGGCACAAACAATTCGCAGACTATGGAGCTTATTATTCCCTACTGCGGATTTATCCATGTTCAGTGTTGACGAAATAACCGAAATGATCAATAATGAATTGACTTCCAAAGGATTACGTTCAATTCTTCTGTATTATGGATATAGAGAAAAATCTACTAAGGATTTGGAAAATATCATTCGTTCATTTAATGATGAAGAAAATGAAGTTGTTGCAGTATATTTGGATTACATTAAACGAATCCGTCCCGGTCGTACTGATGCAGCGGTTACTTCTTCAGAAAAAGCAGAATTACATGCAATAATGAATGAATTGAAATTGATATCAGTAGAATTCAATATTCCTGTTGTGACGGGTCATCAATTAAACAGAGAAGCCGCACGTCAAGTTGATGACATTGTCAAAAATGGAGGTTTCAATAAAACTGAACAAGCTCTTGGAAGAGCCAATATTTCCTCTGCATGGGAAGTTATGGAAGTTGCTGACTTTTTAGCATTAATGAATATTGAAAATAATGGTGAAACAAAATCATTGATGATTAAAGCAGCTAAACAAAGAGATTTGGATAGTAAGACTGATAGTGCCATTACAGCAATACGTCACCCATTCTTATCAACACAATCATTTGCGTTGAAAGATGATATAATGGAAAATGTATCTGTGTCAATACCGATATATTTTACGACACAACACACAAACTTCATGGCAAATATATAAAAAATATATTTGAGACATATATAATTAATATGAGAATGGTACAACTTTGTACTTTTCTAAATTTGATTGCTCAAAGGAGGAAAATAATATGAGCAGTGTTTTATTAACACAATATCAATCAAGGATACTTGGACCAACTGAACCGGTTGATTACTCGTCACTGGTTATGCAGTCCTATCCACCACAGGCTATTCAGCAGGAACCTTTCATAGGTTTCAAGGTACTCGTTACCGATATGATGGCTTACTCCGCAGGAAATCCTGGAGACAGAATGAGATATCTTGAAGCTAATTTAGGATTTCTCAGAGGTAAAGGTGTCATCATCAGAGAGACATCATTGACGAAACCCGATGGATACTGGATACTGACATTACCAGTACCAAGGTCTCAACTGACAACGGCATTGAATAATCTTCTTGATGTTTTGGCAACAATCGAACAATACTTCAGTATTATCCGAGATGGGTTGTTTGAAGTAAACGTTTCAGGAAGATGTCATTATGCAGAAACCGAAAGAGTGTTGTCATCACTCACAATTCCTCAGAGATATATGCAACTTCTTGTATCACCTGACAATACACCGTACAAGATGGGACATGTACAGCGTATCAATGACACCTTCATGGTACTTCGTACACGTTGGAACTTGAGGAATTCAATAACACCCGCGTCAATATTTGAAGACTTAACTGTCATTGCACAGTTAACAGCTTCGATATATCACTAATTAATTTTAAGGAGGACGATTATATGTATAATCCAGATTACCCAAACACAGAAAATGCTGGTTTCATCCAGCATACCTATCAGGCACAACAGCAGAACAATGACATGTTCTATGTAAATGGACAGGCTGTTTACAACCCATTTGCTCCAACAGGATATCAGAGTGATTCCAGAAGAGCAATCAACCCCGTAAATCCTTACGGGGTTTATCCTAATCCGAATCAGCCAATGAACGGATACAATCCACAGAATCAGGCAATACCTGAATCACAGGTACAGCCGTTCTCATCATACCCGCCATCGACACCACTTGGAAATGTTCCTAATATGGGTGGATTAAATTCACTGGTGGACTCCAGAAGAAACTTCGACAATACACTTCCACAGAACAATCCCTGGATAACACAGAATCCCGCTCCAACATATACACAGCCTCAGAATAACTTTAACAACAATGGATATGGTGGAAACTTTAACAACGGATATCCATCAACTTTTGGAAATGTTGAATCTAATACTCTTGCATTGTATTCTTCAGGAAGTATGGGTTACAATCGCAAGGTTGGTGCTTGGGATAATTGTTATGTTCAGAACAGAGCAATTCCAATGCCTGTAATTGATTGGAGACAACAGCAGCAGAATCAGCAGAATCAGCAGAATCAGCAGGTTTATTCATATCAACCGAATATGCAGCCTCAGTTCCCACCACAGTATCAGAATACTCAGGCTAACTGGGCTGAAATAGCTGTAAAGAATTGGAGTTCGAACAAACTCTGATAAACAAAAAAGGAATGTGGTATTTATGGCAGAATTATTCGAGAAACAATTTAGATCTCGATTGAATTCATTACCTTTGGATTTCAAATGCGAACTCGGTGAAATACCTCTTCAAAAAGGTATGAGAGCAACATCTCGAAAGAATAAGGCAATCGAATTATTGAACAAATACTCGATTCCATTCATTGAATTAGGAACTGGAACAAACCGTTTCATTATAAGATATCAAGGTTATGCTCTCAAAATCGCTCTTGATAGAGAGGGAATAGCCGATAACAAACAGGAGTTTGCAATATGTGAAGCGTTAATGCCAAATGTTGCATATGCCCATGAGATAAGCAGTGGAGGTCACCTTCTGGTGGCCTCTTATGCTCCTGCTTTTACATCTTACAACGAAATGTGTTTTCATGCGACAGAAATAAAACGTATATTAGGTGAATGGAGTCAACGTTTTCTACTAGGTGATGTTGGTTTAACTCGAACTAACTATGCTAACTGGGGTTTATCACCCAATGGGAAACCGGTTTGCATTGATTATGCTTATATCTTTCCTGCGGGATTAGATTTGTTCAAATGTATATGTGGTAATAAGACAATGACTTTTACTGATTATACATTCTCTACTTACAAATGTACTAAATGTGGTAAACATTATGAGGATAGAGAATTAAGAGCAAAAATATCTCAATCAGAAAGATTAAGATTGTTCAACAATGTTAAAGGTATCGAAATGCATAATGAATATGAAATGCATCCTGTCGATCCAAAATATATTAAACCAGAAACTAATCCAGATTATCCAGACCCATATACAACATCGATAAATGTTGCTGAACAACTCATGGGTATTGATTTCGGATGAGTTTCTATTAAATAGATAAGGAGTTGATTCACAATGAAATATTGGAATCTTGTACGTTCATCAAAGAAAGAAACTATGACAACACAACAGACTTATTATCTTGACGATAATGACGTTGACTATGTCATGGACAGATTGTTGACATTTCAAAACAAATACTTCTCGGAGATTCCTATTACGGATTCTCCGTATAAATCATTCATCTATAATATTCCTCGCGACATAATTGACGCGAGTGATTATTATAGTAATCTCGGCACTCCTGATTGTTTAGACCCATTATTCTGGTTCTATATCTTGACAACTGGACCAGACCTCAAAGATTCAATGAGTAAATGGGTAACACTCGTAAGTGACTATATTAATGATACACTTACAGACCGTGATATCGATGACATCTCAGACATGTCTAATAGATATGACGGAACATATCTTGACAATAATGATGACGACGATTGATGTAATTTAAATAATTGGACGGGGATATCCCCGTCCGATAAAAACATTTTTTAATATATATATTATTTTAATGCATATACGAGAAAGAAATAATAAGAAAGGAGTAATTTATGATTTGTTAAAAACATCTTACTCGTATAATTGCAAATCACGCAGTCGGTTTATAACGTCGACAGACGTAAAAATGTAGAAAGGAAAATTATTATGAGAATTAAAATGTCAACAATCAAGAACGCCATTAATCACAAGAAAACCCCTGAAGATTTCAAGGAACTTCTTCATTCATACGCAGGCAATGATACAGAAAAACTTGGAAAAACAATTATTTTCTGTATTAACGACGACTCATCAAGATATTTACAACATGAATTACAACTTCTTGATGAAATGATTGACTTTAATGATGTTGAATTCATCGAATTCAGACGATTCAACAATAATGATGCATATGTCAGGAGAATCAATGAATTTGCTGACAGTCATTCGTATAAACAATGTGCTAATGTCGCTGGTTACTCTATCGTTTTCCACAGAAATAGAAATAAGACGATAAACTTCCATCTCGAAGTTGATGCATCGGATGCGAAGCTTAAAAGACTCGCTATAGGGATTCATCAACTTTTCCTTGGCAATGTTGATTACATCGAAAATAATCTATTCCTTAATTGCAACGATGATATTACAGTTCTATGTGATGCTGTTAACGCTAAAAACAAACTGAAAGCTTTAATGCTTTTCAGAAAAGCTTTCTGGGATATCACCAGTGAGGAAATTGACAAAATTATTGACAACATGAAAACAGACGAAAACAAATAATCAAAACCACGTTAAAAAGAGGGATTGAAATATATCCCTCTTCAAAATAAATTTAAATAACTTTCAGGAGGAAATTAAAATGAAAGACATTAGAAAATTTAACAATGAAGGCAACACAACAGCAGCAGGTTACGATATTGGAGTAACAGGTACAGCTCAGACTTTCGATACTGGTGCGGTAAGAAACACAAAAGGAGGAAAAGGTATATTCGGCGATTTCATCAAAGCATTCACCAACAGATTCAAAACAATCAGAAATGATTACATTGAAGCAAATCACAGTGAATTTGATATCGCTGCAGAAATCCCGATATCAACATCAAGCATCATGGATGCGATTGTTGATGGTGATTATATCATGGCTATCATCAGAATTGCAACGCTTCGTTATTGCCATGAATCACATGCGGTGCCATTCGAATGGGTAGGTTCATCAACGCTTCTTGAAGAATCCGATATCCTTAAAATAACAAACGAAACATTTGCAGCACTTGTGATACATTACCAGAAGATTGTTGAAATATGCGGTATTGATAATTGGAAGGAAGGAATTCCGACATCGAGTTTCATTCCTTCAGCAATGGTACACTTCATTCAATACGTGAGTGGAATGACTGATGAGGATCATTCAATTGCTGCAATATGGAATCTTGTAGGGGCATTCTGGAATGAAGACCAGACACTTCTTGAAAAGATTGAAACAACAAACACTACAAACACTGAAAAGCCAGAAACTGAAGAAGATGAAGAAGATTTTAACTTCACGATTCCCGGTAAAACATGGGAAACACTAGCAAGGCTTTCAGCTTCGATTAATGAAGAAAAAAGACAAGCACAGGCTCCAGCGGAAGAAGACAAGACACTTACTGACATAATTACAAGAATCAACGATATTGAGAATTTCATCATCGACAGAGTTAATGAAACTCAGAACGAAAAATCCAAGGATGAAGTTCTGAGTTATGTTGAGCTTTGTGTTGAAGCATTTGAACAAGAGCTCATTGAAATATTCAATGGAGAAGTTTAATCAATGAATAATATGATGGCGGGGATTATCCCCGCCATTATTTATTATTTTTTATAAATACATCATTAATATGATGAAAGGAGTGGTGTTATGATAGTAACATCAAAAAGATGTTATCTCAATATCTTAACTCAGTTAATGGATAGAGATACTCTTCTTAATGCGAATTATTATATCGCAGATAAGAAACAGGCAAATGGATTAGTGGGAATGTCAAACTCATTGGAATATGTTGATGAACAAATCGTTGACGTTAGTAGTCTTTACTCACAAGCAGTAGGAAGCTACAACATCAAATATTCCAACGGCGAACTTGATCCAGAACAGTTCAAAACTGATATGCTTTACGGTAATCAGGAAAATCCGGGAACAACGTTCGAACAGTTTATGAATCATCTTAATAGTTCTTCAAACATGATTGCTGTTTATAACTTCTTGTTTAAAGGCGAATTAAGAGGAAATGGTTTACAGATTCTCATATATTATGATGATGAAAATCTGTTAGAATATGGACATTGTGTATGTCAGTATTTGGCATATAACTTTGGTGTGGATATAATATTTATTGATCCACAATATCGTCCTAATTGTCGTGGATATTCTCAATATCAAGGAGATAAGAATCATGCTCAACAGGTCATCCATGATTTAAGAGATATCTCATTTTTAGCAAACTTTGACAGAGCAATGACGCAGAGTGAGTATAATGCAAACGTAAGTAACTTGACAATCTGGTTGGGGACATTGGAATTTCAGGAATTGTTATATCTGTATGGATTGTTGTTTCCTGATGATCCGTTACCACCGGGTAACTATACCTCGAGTCTGTTACAAGAAATCATTATCAGTAAAACAACTGCAGGAATGAAGACGGTTGCTAATAGTGATTTGGGTAATCTATATACATTTGATTGGACTTCTGTTCTCGATCGTTATGAACGAGAGGCTGAAAACGATTCCAATTTTAATGATATTTAAGAGGTAAAAAATAATGCGGGTTTAAACCCGCATTATTATTTTTTTTAATGGAGATGATATAAATGGCAGAAGAATACAGAAATCCTATGTCTGAATATTTATTCAAAATTCAAATGATTGTGTCTAACACAGAATTCAAGAATAAAGAAGAAGCAGATAAATATGAAACACTTAGATCAAGATTACAGGGTGATGCATATGTAAGAGCTATGACTAAAACAGATATGTTTGAATCGTATGAATATGATACAAACGGTTTATACACTTTCTTGATTGAACAAGGTATTGATGAACAACGAGTAATGACATATATAAAATACAAACACATGATTCCTCATAATCTAAAGAGTGTATTGTTAATAAGAGCAAGAAAATCATTTATTAAACATTATTCAGAGCCCAATAAATATTATTTGAATTTATCAGGTAGACCATTAATAGGAACTGATGAAGTTGTATTATTACCAGATGAATTCTATTATCAATATGAAAGTGATATGGTATTAACACGTAATGAGCCATTACATAGTATACCAAGTAAATATCTTGAATTATTTATCAATTCAGAATACTATGAAAAAACAATGAACGAACATCCTAATGCTACATATTTGAAATATCTTGGTAGTAATGGTATACCAATAGAGATATCAAGAAAAGCTCGTGATGGAGATATCATGAGAGTTAATGAAAGTAAGTTATCAACATATCATCCAAAATTTGGTAATGTCAATGTTACTTCTGATTTGGTGCATGTTTATTGTGAAATATATAGAGAAACTCGAGATTATGTTTATCAAGCATTAAGAGGAGATTTCTCTTCAATATACCCAAACTATAATTCATTAATTCGTTTTTTGACAATCTATATGTCCATTGGTAATGCTTTAAACGAATTTCAAAGAAAGTCAACAAAGTTGATATATATGAATAATATAACAGCACATAATTTATTCATGTTATATGGATTGCCTTCTGTTATAATGGAAGGAACTCCAATGATTGAATTCCTTAAGAAATTTCGTTTGTTATTAATGGATAAAGGTACAAATGTTGTATATCGAGTTAAAGATCTAATTGGTTATGAATATACAGATATCTATACACTCGTAATGGTTAAACAACAAGTATTCGAGAATGGTATTCCTATATATACATATGACAAAGAAACAGGTGAAAAGATTCCTGTACAAAATGTTTTCTTCCGTCGTTTAGGAACTACTGACGATAATACATCCTATTTCAAATTCAGAGATAGTAGAAAAGAATATACAGTTGAAGAAATAACTTCTGGAGACCCTAGATGGTGGAATACACCCGAAGTCAATTCAATGATTCAGGATATGAATTATACATTATCCAATTCAAAATATATTCAATTATCAACACATATGTCTATGGCTGATGTATGGTGGGAATGTGTAATATTCATAAGAGGAATGTTGGATAATAAGAATGAGACTGCATCAACGATGATTGATGTCAATTATAATATTAATGGAGGTTCATCAATGAGTTTATTCGATGCTGTATTGACTCTAGTTATATTGATGAATTGGCATTCTGTTGATGCATATAATAATAACTTCAGAGGAGATATGTATGTAAACAATGGAAGATATAATGGTAAGATTGCATGTGTTGATATGTTATTCAATGGATTATATCCAGATAATAAACCAAATGAAGGAGATTATGGTGTTGCAATGCCATTATTACTCGGATTACCTTATAAGATATCTTCTTTTAATTTTAATATATTGAATGAAGATCCATCATTTTATACATATCTTCGTACATGTACCTATCTTGAACCATCTACATTTATAATGATACTTGATAAAGTTCTCAATAGAGATAATGTCAATATAGGTGAAGCTTTAATGACTGATGCTAAATTGATATACAGATATCTTGAAACTAAGTTAAGAGCATCTCGAACGATTCAACAATTCCGTCAAGTAACAGATGTATTCTCCAAATTATTCTTAGTAGAACCTGTGAGAGATTGGATTGATAATAATCTACTTAATACAGATGAAATGTTGATGCAGTCATATGGAATATCATATCAAGAATTATCTTCATTAAAAACATTCTTTTCTGCAAAAGGAACTACAAATACAAGTGGATCAATTATTCCTGCAAATCTGAATATTGTGTATGAAGGAACTATTTATCCTATATACATTTACAATGTCATGAATGAAGATGTGTATGAATTAGAAATCAATGGAAAATATCCATTCAGAGATAATGGTTTTGTAAAGGCATTTGGAGAAAAAATGCTTGAATTTATTTCATTGGATTTAGAAGGTTCTGGTATATCAGATTCAATAAAAGAGAATTATCAAAACATAATAAAAGATAAAGTTGAACTTGAATTAGGTGGTTCTATTGATGGACCCAAGTCATTTGAACAACTATTATTCAGAAAAAACATCTCGTTGTATAAATATTTAATGAACACAAGAATTGATAATCCCGAAGGATTAATTTTGATAATGAGGGCTATCATTAAAGCTTTGGAAGATTATACAAATACTCCTTTAAATGGATTGCAGTTTAGAGCTTTAGGATATGAAGAATATTTCCGAATACTTAAAGAAGTAATATCTTATTTTAAATCATATATGGTTGAATTCACTAAAGAAGAATTTACATATATCTTTGATGGATTATTTGATAACGGTGGAAATTCAAATATGTTAAGGTTGTATGATGAAATGACTTCTGGTAATATAAGAATAATACCAAAAGATTCATTAACATTGTTCGATGTAAGTTGTGCAGATGTACATTATCACATGCAGGAAGAAATGTCTTCTATGTATGATGATGCATTATTCAGAGTTAAATCTAAATATAAGAATTTGAAAAATACTGGATATGATATTTGGTATGATAATGGTAAAAAAATATCCAAAGAACCTTTAAATATAAATGACGATACAGAAGTAGTAGCAAATATCGTTTCCGACGGTGTGGCATACAAAATAATCATCAATGGAAGAAATGTAAATACTATTCCTGATAATTATTATGGTAATGCTTATTAAAAAAATAATGTAAATTTTATTATACATTATTTTAGATATCAGAGTTTGATAATGTGTAAGTTTTTTATTTTATGTAAATCACTTCTTAAAGTGACCTATTGTTGAACTGATTAGTCGGTTATCTGTTTTGATTGCGAATGGTATGTTGTGTGATGTTGTACTGCATTTATCATTCGTAATATTCTTTTTAGTATCTTTATTACTCTGATATCCAATTAAATAACATATTTAAAACAAAAAATAGATTTCTACTCATATTTGTATGATGTCAAGAAGTAAGTAATCTATGTTAACCTCATATCGTAGATATTTTATATAGATCACTTCTTAAAGTGACCAACAGATGATCCAGTTATTACTGGTGAATCCTTTTTATTCTAAATCATTTCTATAAAACGGATTTGTATTCTTAATGATTTTCATATCTTTGAAAGTGTTTATGTTATAAACACTTTCAGTTATAAAAGAATTCTTGTTCATGTATTCACCTCCTTTTTGTTATATTCTTACTTCTTGACATCAATAAAAATATATGTTTAAAATAAAAAATATAGAATTAATGTGGGGCTATAAGCCCCACATATAATATTCTATTTTCTTGATATATCTATTGTATAAACTATATGGTCATACTGTCCAGGATTTAAGCTATGAGAAATCAAGAACAGTTGTTCCAATTTCAATGTAGCCATCATCTCTTGAATCATCATTATGAATGAATCATGCATATATGAATCGAGATATGCATCTATTTCATCTATTAATGGACACCCATAATGAGTCAATATAGATGCTAAAGATAATTCCAACGCTAATGAAAGTAAGGTGCTTTCACTTTGACTTCCATAACGGATATCATTTGATGTATGAGAACCACATCTGAAAGGTAATGAAAATGTTGATTCGTCGATGGTTGGTGTCAACATCTCTATTTCTCCATCGTACATTATGTCCAATAATCTATTCGTCATCATAAGAGCTGTTTCAACAGTGTCTCTTATTGCAATAACAGGTTTTCCTTTTGTACTACTGGTTGCTTCTGCGATAACCTTGTACTTTTTATCATTTGATAAATGCTTTTCTATTTCAGCAACTGTGTTATTATATTGATTATATGAGTCTGATAGAAGCTTAACTTCGTTCATTACGATTGTTAATCTGGAATTTATCTCATTATACTGATTATTGTATAATGATAAATCTTGTTCAGAATGAATGAGTTTATCATTCAATTCATTGAGTTGTTGATATCGTTTTTCCAGCTCTTCAGGATTCAGATGCTGTACCTGAGATAACATCATTCGATGTTTATCATTGATATTGATTCTATCAGTAATACTGTTTATTTCAATATCTATTTGATTTACTTTATTTCTTAATTCATTTATTTGATTATTGATGCTATTGATAGTTGAATCAGTGTCATCGATTGGCAATAACAGATCCTTCATGTTTTCAATAGTCTTTTCAATATTACTCAATTGAGAAATGTATTGAGTACGTTGTTCAATCTTAGCAGCTTCTTCCATGAGATATTGTACATACATTACATCGATACCAATTTTATTATTGACAAGATTCTTCATTATCGAAACTATGTTGAATATATCCTGTAATTCTTTTGGAAATTCTGTATTCAATAAACGATTAATTGTTTGCACGTTCTTATATGCATGATCAAGTTGTTCAATATCATATTGAGTAAACTTTGATTCTGATGCACTCTGATATGAACGAAAATATGTTTCTAATAATTCATGAGTTTTCCTATAGACACAATTTGGAAATACACATTCCTTATCAACATGATCCCCATTAACAGAGTTTATCATACTTCTGATTCTTGATATTGTACTCTTTTCTTTTTCAGTATCCATAAGAATACTACCTTCTTGAATAAGGAATGCCGAAACATCAATTCCACGTTCAATCATTTCAGCAAACATCTTCAAATGTTTTTGATTCAAGGATGAAACGATTTCAACACAAGTATCATTTATAACTTGACCTAAAGAAACCATGCTTTTGAAATATGATGATGAAGCAGATACTTCTATCTCGGGAACGATATTATCTATCTTTGAACATAATTCATTCCTTAAATTAACCATGTTATTGTAATCATTAGAAGCACGTTTACTTGCCATTATTGTATTCTCGATATTATTCTTCTTATCATAAAGAATGTCGATATCCTTTAGAATCATCAATCTATCATTCTTTAAATTACTCAAAGAATTATTTAGATCAATCTGTTCATTAACCAATTTATCATATGATTGATTATCAAAACTACCAAGTTCTGATATTACATTTAAATATGAAGAACGTTTGTTGTTTACATCAATTAATTCATTATGGACATTTTGATTACGTATGATTGAAATCTGTCCTGATAACATTGCAATGTTTGATTTGATAGATTCAAGTTGTGTTGATAGATTATTACATTCCGTTTGTTTTTCCCGTAGCAGCATACATAAATTGTCATATGAACTATACTTGGAAAGAATAAATTCTTTTGTATTATTCAATGACGTAATTAGTTTGTTTGTATAACGATAGTCATCTGTTGCGAGTTTATGAATCTTATCATATATATCTATACCCATGGCTTTATTCAACAGATTTTTACGTTGTGTAGTATTCATATTGGCAAACGAAGTTAACTGTGTTCCATTTATAATAAATTGGAATACATACTTATTGATACCGAGTATCTTTTCAATAAGAGTGTTGAATACGTTAACACCACCGCTCGGATTGAGTTCAACCCCATCATGTATCAATGATGATGTTATTGAATGTGATGATCGTGTTGGTTGATAGGTATGTGTTATTGTGTAGATTTCTCCATTAACATCATATACAATCTTCTTAACACCGATCTGTTTAGGAAGTATCAATGATAAGTCAGAGCGTTCATCACCATTAAGATTGATACTACTGAATGGATGAAGCTGTTGAATCAATACGGTTTTTCCACAACGGTTCTTACCGTATATCTGGATGATGGGTTTATTGATTTTATCGAATTCAAGTTCGATTTCTTTTAAACCCATCGCTGCATGTACACCTATAAAATTGACCAATTTGATATATAATATCTTCATACTATTTTTTCTCCTTTGTATATTTATATTTTTATTGTGTCATGAGAATAATGTGTATTTAAAAATATTTTTATTTTTAAAACATATATAATTCTTTTGAACAGTACCACGATGTGTTACTGTAAATTACATTTTATGAAAGGAAGTTGATTTCAAATGGAAACAACGAACAAATTCACAGAAAGACGTCAGAACTTTATGGAGACTTACAAGGGTGATATAATCCTTGGGAAGACAATCCCAGAGGTAGCCGCACAACTCATGTATGATGAGTTTGGTATCAACATCTACGACCACTCACACATCCCGATTGTGTTCACTGTAGGTTGGACTGAGATACTCAAGTATGTATCTAAACAACCTGGAGATGAATTCTCCATAGACATCTGTGGTGTACAACTTGAATACGTGACAGAATATTCTGAGTCTGACAAATCGACAAACATTGTACCTCAGATGAGACATAAGAAAGCTCCAATCTTCATGAAGCAGAATCATCAGATGCCTATCGGAGCTTCTTATAATGATGAACTCACTGCAAAATATAATGCTTGGAGAAGCGTTAACCTTGCAGAAACGCTTAGTTCATTAGAGAATTCAATATTCTCAATAATCCGTAATGAATATGGAATCAACTTGATGGTTGCAAACGTAATACTTCCGTTGATGGCAGCTATCTATGCTGCAGGTCTTCAGGTTGCACGTGAAACCAAACAGACAATCAATATGTATAATATCTTTGAGATTGATGTACTCGAAGATGATAAGGTAATTCTCACACCACTTGCAACAGTAAAACAGTGGTTAAAGAATGACTCAAAACAGCAGTAATACGTCAATAATCCATGAAGTTGAAATATACTTCATGGATTTATATATTAAAGGAGGAATCTCAAAATGAATAACATGATTATTGGTGTTGGAAACACCGGAACACAAATCGTAAAACTTGCGGCAACTTCTAAGCTTCTCGAGGATGTCAAAATGTATGCAATTGATTCAGTTGCTGCATCTGTTGATATCGACATGATTAATAGAATCACTGTTATACCAATCATCAGTGACTCTAAGAATGGTTCAGGTCGTTCAAGAGAAAGAGGAGCTGCAATGTATGAGTTTCATGAGGATAATGGCGAATTCGTTGATATGTATGATGACGCTGTTAACTCAAAAGCTCCTGTACTCGTTATAACATCTGCCGCAGGTGGTACAGGAAGTGGTTCAGTTGTTCCACTTTGTAAATCCCTTATAGCAGAGAACGTTCAGGTTATTCCTATAATAATCTGCCCTAATGAAGCTGATCCCGAAGCTTTTCATCTCAACACAAATGACTTGTTCATTGAACTTGATGAGATTGGAATAACAACCTACGCAGTATTCCAGAATACCAGAAGATATTCTGATTACGCATTAATCAATCAGGATGTTGTTAACATGATTGAAATCGTGTTTGGTAGAAGATATGATGAAACTGAACTCGATACAATTGATGATTCTGATTTGGATGTAATACTCAATACACCCGGTAGATTCATTGCAGTTTCTGCAGAAGCAAAGGATGCACAGACTCTTTCAAAAGAACTTGCAAGAAAGGTATTCTCAGGATATCAACCTGCATGGACAGATGAAGAGGCTTCTAACAATACACTTCTTCTTGCATGTGGTCTCAAAAGCATCTTTGCTAAAGATGATTTCGACGCCGTGTTTGAAGAAATTGATAAGAGACTTGATGCTGGAAATATGTATGATAAATACAAGAACATTGTTAACGATAATAATGATGGAAAATCTTCAGCAACTCTTATTGTCGCAGGTCTCCCCAGAGCTGCTGTCAAAGTCATCAGCTCTGAATACAAGGAAGCTGAAAGTCTTGGTTCTGGATTGAATAAATCCAAACGTCCAAGTTTTATGAATCGTAAAAAGAAAACGATTACAGATGATAATGGCAAACCCAAATTCAATTGGCAGAAATAATAATTAATGTTTAAAATATTCCTTGGTTACGTATATACATAATTATGTATATACGAATAACCAAGGAGTATCAAAAATAAAATTTAGGAGGAAATACAAATGATCCCTACAAGAATCACAGACTCTGATATGATCGTTCTTCACTCAATTGAATCATATCTTGCGTCAAGAAACATTCCACAGAATCTGCCACCGGCAGAAAAACTTATGCAATATGAACAGGCTAGAGATTATCTCTACTCCGATATCGTTCAGAGAGTACCGAGAATATCTGCTTATATTCTCTCTGCTGATCTCGAAACCGATACTGTTGCTCAGGGTCTTAACATGTCACTTTCTAAACATGTAATGGATCCAATCTTTGTCAACATTCTTCTTCAGTATCTCTATAAGAGAAATAGTCCTGAAGAGAATAATGTAACAGGTGCTTATCTTGCAAAGGTTCTTTCAAAGAGTCTTGAACAGAACTCCAAAGAAGCTGAAAAGACCCTTCCGGTTAAGAAGGCTGATAAGGATAAGAAAGAAGATAAACCCGTTGAAGAGAAGAAAGACAACAAGAATGATATGTCATCAGTTAAACATATCTGGGATGCCGTTAATCAGCTTCTTGGAAATCTTAGAGCTATCGTAAGCACTAAGTTTGCAGAACTGAATGAATATCAGAGTCTTTCAATTGCTGCTTGTTTAGCAATGAATAACAAAGACACTATAATCGAAATCTATAAATCTGACCTTCCAATCAGTGCAGAGATATTCGATATCTTCAGAGAACCTGAGACAATCTCAACACTTGTGAAGAGTGCTTTGTTACTCGACAAATCATCTGTTGTGAAACGTACGCCGAATCAACAGAGATTCCTTGATTCGTTAACAACATGGGTTTATAAGAAGCTCAATGACATTCCGACAATGTCATCTTACCCATTCTTGGTTGCTGTATATGGCACAGCTAATCCAAAGGTAGAGACATTGTATATCAATCCAAAAGATTGTGGAACAGCATACAGCAACCTTTACACGGTTGCTAAACAGTTAATAAATTGATTTTAGGAGGATATTACTATGGCAAGCACAACTTTAAGGATACACCCCGAGGTTGAATCATTAATCAAACCTATCATCTCGGATATGACAAGAATCAACTACACACAGAAAACCAACCCCTTAGTTGGTCCACACAATGAACCAGAAGCTTTCAAGGAAATAAAAAAGACATGTGTTCACATCATCAATGAGAATGGTGAATATCGTCTTGCAACTCACAAGAATTCCGAGGGTAAACTTGTATGTGAAGCTTGTGGAAGAATCATTGGTTCTAAATTCGATAGGACTTCAATCGACAAGATTATGGATTGTATCGAGGTTATCAATCAGATACTTCTATTTGGTATTCTTAACGGTCTTAAGGCCGCACCATGTGCATCCTTAATTGAACTTAAGAAGAATCTCCCTGCGGCAGCTCAGCTTCTTGAAGAACTGAATAAGTTTGTATCTCAGGACAACACAGCTTCTGAAAGCATTGATAGTGTTGCAAGAGAATATGTAATCAACAACATCAACCCAATAACTTCGATGAGATAATTGAAGTTATGTGTTTACGCGTAATCACATAATATGAATTATTAATGGCGGGGATTATCCCCGCCATTAATATATTCTTTTTTTTTCTTTCTTTAGTTACTACACAAATTCATTACTGTTTGGGCAATGAATAATCTGCTATTTAGATTTAATATAACATGGGATACTGAATTAGCTCGATAGAATTGATTAATATGTGCTCCTCTAATAGGAGATTCAAATGTCAAATTATATCGGGTATTTATATTCATCTTGCCTATATCAAAACCTACACCAGAGATATCTATCTTTGTCATTTTCTCTATTATTCTTGCAGACACCATATCAAGAACATATGGATTTAAAGTTTTGTGTAATAATGTCGGTAATGAAGGGAATAAATTATTATTATTATCATCAATCATCCAATTATTTTCTGAATTTTCGTATAACTTCGTAAGTTCATTAGTATCAACTGATAATGTATTTAAGTCAATAGCACTAATCAATTTGGTATTCAAAGTTCTTTCAATATCAGTTATTGATAATACAGAAACATTATTTGATTTAACAGACATCATATATTCATTTGATGATAATCGTTTCATCCCACCCATGTCTGAATTATTCTTATAACTATTTACGTATATTGATAATACATTACCATTTGAAATATTATTCACATCTGTATTGCATACATGTATACCTTCTCCGATATCACTGTATACCTGAGAGCCTTTCTTGTATAAACCATACTTATTGTCAAAGAAAGACAACATTTGATTCACATTCAAATTAGGTATAAGAATTTGATCATATTTTACAGGATTTATCAATGGATCTATCATTACATCACCAAATCTATTTGGTAAATTATATTGTATTATAGAATCAAGGGACATATTTTTCCATATAGATGGAACTCGTTTACGCATATGATGTATGAGTAATTCATCATAACAGTATAATTCAATTGGTACTTTGTTATTCGTATTCAGCGATGAATCTTTTTTTATTCCTTCTGGATATTGATCTGCAAATGAAGTAGGTGTATTCTTATTCTGAATATAACAATTCAGATTGATTGATATACTTTTTCCTGCTGATACTTGTACAGGAGAACTTCCTTCTTCACCCATTCTATATATTCCAGCATCCATATTCATTGATATCATAATGCTATCTGAATACGTTGTTAATTTTTCCAAAATACTCAGATCAGAATACAATCTTACACGTATAATAGGATATGTCATATTATCATATTGATTTATTATTGATATAGAAATTATGTCTGAACGAGATATTTCTATTATCTCGGTTGATTCAAATACATTTACAGCAAGTCTCATTGATATATCATATAATGTAGAATATCTGTCTGACGAAGCCATTTATACCAATCCTCCTTTGTTGAACGGCTTGATAATTGTCAACCTTAATGGTTGAAAATAATTTATGAAAGGCAGGAAAATTTATGCTAAAAATAATTCAAGAGGCATCTGTGCCAAGGTTATCTCAGACGCCTTTATATATGAAAGCTAATACAACATCCAATGTTACTGCAGCTATTCAGTCAGAAATAGCACAGTCATCGCAGACTACTGTAACCCCAGATAAGTTAACTGAAATATTGTCATTGATGAGATTAAATGGTGATGCTATTGTAAAGAAAGCAGTTACTGCGTATCAGAATGGAGATATAGTAATCATATTCAATAAAGCTACATCTAAAGTACCTTTGACAATTCCTTATATTGTAATAAATAATGGAGGACATCCTAAGGCATATGTATTTGCAGATAAAGTTGTGAATAATATTACAGCACCTAATGAATATACAAATTTAATGGCTGCTTTAGAAGCAGCCTACCTTGCATTGATGTTAAGAACTAAACCAGACATACTACTGATGAATGGACAGTTGATGTTAACTTTGTGTAACATATATGCTTTGATGGCAGGGTCTCCTTTGGAACAAAAAGCCTATATAAAAGGAGAAAATTTGACAAAGGTTATGTTATATATAATTACATATTTCTACAAGATGTTCCGCGGTGATAATATAACTCCTGAAAATATCCCTTATAAGAAAATTCTCAGTGATAAAGTAGATCCATCTGTTGTACAAGAAATCATTAATGAAGTTAAATCATTATCCGAAGGGACTGGATTCTTGGATTTAGTAAAACTCATAAAGAAGATAAATCCAGTAAGATATGAAAAACTTGATACAATGTATCTATTGTATTTTTCACAGACATGTGGAATATCATTGACATTTGCATTGGAGAATATAGAATACTTATTCTTATTAGTATCCTCAGCATCATACAAAACTAACATCACTCAATATGGATTGAATAAAACTGTTGGTTTATTATGTAGAAAAGCAATAACACAATTAGCCACTACAAATCTATGATATATGAAAGAAGGTGTTTATAATGCCATTTAATAATGATGAAAAGAAGAATAATGGAATAAACATCGTAACTGACAGGAATATTGTTAATAAGACTATTGATGAAACTAAACGAATGGTCAATGACTTAGTCAATCAAGGTTATACATATACTAACAATGGTAAGATCATTGACAAACATACTGAGATGGGCAGGCATCTAGATTATCCCATTGATTATTCAAATGGAGAAAATAATACTGGATATAGAACAGATAACGTTTTCAATTCATCAAATAATGTCACTGATGGTTATCGTAAAGGATCACCTCCTTATGTAAAAGGAGAAGCAAGGGAGATAACAGTCTCTGATCATGACAGAAATAGTATTCAACCTAATGTGAATACCAATGATGATGTATCTTTTAATGGAGATGAGTTCTTTGTTAAAAATACATCAGGTCATTTCATTAAAGATATGATTGAAGGTCCGGGTTTTAATCCAGATGGACCAACAAGTAGAGTTGCCTTTGATAGTAATAATAAAGAAATTGTTGCTCCTGTATTTTCAGGAGCAACAACATCGGTTAATCCATTGAATGATGAAACAACTGCGAAGATGTTGAAAAGTGGTACTTTATCTAAATATATAGAAGAAGATTATAAGGAACAAGAACTCGGTACTTATAATACACCACCCATATCTCCAATGCAACCATTTCAAAGACTCAATAGAAGAGATAAACAATTCTTATCAGATGAAGCTGTTTTTAAATCATATAATAGAACCAAATTACCAATTGCAGATTCAGTATTCCGTAAAGGATTTAGACATATATTCTTTACACGTCCAGAATGTTATTTAACATATAAAGCTGGAAATACGATAGAGTTATGTGATCAAGCTTTCTATGATGAAGACTTCTCATCAGCATGGTCAAGAATGCCACATATCATAAAATTATTATCTCCTTATTATGTAACTGGATCATTCCAATCTGGTAATAATGATGAAATGTGGAATTATCTATTATGCAATCAAGTGCAGGGAATGAATGCAGGTACTTTCAGTATGTCTGTTTATGATAATATTGCAAAGAGTCCAGAAGGATTTACAGTTACTCCAGCAATGCATGTTGATTCGCGTCAAGGATCTACAATCGAATTATCTTTTAATGATACAAAAAATCTTGAAGTATTTGAGATGTTGAGACTATGGCAATTATACATGTATAAACGCCGTAAAGGTGTATTCGCTCCACCATTCAATGGATATGTTAAGAACAATACATTCATGCCAGTTCCTGATGGTGGCAAAGCATTAGAAGGTGTCATTGATTATACTCAAAGACATCCTTATGATAGAGCTTTGGAATATTGTGCATCTTTGTATGATATCGTGACAAATGAAACAGGTACCAAGATATTGTATTGGTGTAAATACTATGGAATATATCCAACACAGGTATCACCGTCATTATCAAATTCAGAGAATAAACCAATAACAGATATGAAAGTTAGTGCCACATTCAAGTATCATTACAGATTAGAGAATGTTAATAAAACATTAATTGAATTTAATTATAATGCAGGAATAACCAATGAATTGGGTTCTATTATTAAGACTAATATTAAAAACTCTATGCCTTTTTTATTGAGAAATCAATACGATAATCCAATATTACCTAAATACATTGGTGCATCTGGAATGTTCACTGGTTCTCCTTATATAGTAATGGCTAAAACCCGACCAGATCCAACAGATTCTTCTAATATCATAATAACTCCTAATCTGAGATTTATGAATGTTTCTGATATTGAATTGGATGGAAATATCAATGCTGGATTGACCAATGTTCGTGAGAGAGATAATAAAGCAATAGGTACATCTACAGAAGCATTGGCGAAGACCGTACAAGCAACATCAAAATCCCAAAAATCAATACTTAAAGATTATGAAAAGTTGAGATATTCAACCATACATCAGCAAGAAGAACGAGATGCATTAGAAGTAGCTCGTCAACAAGTTAAATTAGCAATCGAAAAAGACATGCAAAAAATTACTGATAACGTGGCACAAACATCAGATATTTCTCCTTCATCAGAAGATGAAGTTAATAATTTAATATCTCAAGATGATATAAATAGACAGATTGATAGTAATATGTGGGAATACAAAGAATATGGTTATGTCAAATCAGAATATACGAAGAACCAACAAAAAGCAATAGGTTTTATCGTGAGTTACTATGGAGCACAACCAAGTGAAGCTGCTGATTTGGTATATGTTTATAAATTCGATGATAAAGAATCTGTTTATGAATATATGACAAATGTACGTTCAGAAACTGGAATGACTGATTATCAAGCTATTCGTAAACAGATTGAAGAAATGTATGAGAACACTCCCAGCTATACTCGTGAATTACTTACAGATTCAAGTATTCTCAGAAGTAAAGTTGCGGCATTGGTAATTTCTGCCGATGATGATGTTAAAATAAAAATACCAGAAGATGAAGATAGATATAAATTAGCATCAGGAGCAACTGCAAAAGTTCCTGAAGATGCTACAACACATGATGGATCAGATGGACAGATTGCTGCGGTAACATTAGATGGTAAAATAGATAATGGTGTGACAGCAATGATGTAATGCATAATAATGAAAGGAGTTGACTATATTGCCAGTTTCAAATAATGATGAACTGTTACGTTCTTTGATGTTGGATGTAACAGGCGAGGATATATTAGTAAAGAAAGATGATATCGTTGATACAATTTCAGATATTCTTCATGAATATAACTTAAGTACAGACATGTCATTTGTTGAAAAAATGGCATTGTTGAAGTTTGGTGACGGTAAAGAAAACAATGCAGAAATTGCAGAATTGCCATCTGAATTAAAGGATGCTGCATATCTCCCAGTCAATACAATTGCAGACATAACCCTTCGTCAAGATATTGATATGATCATTTCTCAGATACCTGAATGGTTTGTTGCATTAACAACTACTCGTGATGCTATATGTGAATCTGATGTTGTTGATGGAACATTATCCAGAGATATCAAATTCAATCGTTCTAAATTATCTGAACAAGAGCAAGGAAATATCATATCTAAAATTGAGGAAGTTGAAGATAAATTGGATCTTCATTCTATAATAAAGAATCATGTTGTATTTAATACACTGGAATATGGGGAAGGTGCTATATATGCAATACCATATGCAAAAGTATTCCAAGATTTATACAAGTATCGTATATCACATAATTCAAAACATGATAATACTCCTACCAATCTTGACATGACAGAAACATCATCTGTATTAAATGGATATGGCTTTGGAGAATCTGCTATTGAAATATCCCTTAGTGATACAATAATAAATGATTCTAGTACAAATAATAAAAATACCAAAAAGAATAAAAAGAGCAAAGCAGGTATATTTACAGAAGCTGAAATACTCGAGATTCGTCCTGGATATCACACAATCCCATTAAATGATGATAAGGGTGACTTATATAAAATACAACAAGAACAAGATCAAATATTTGATGAATCTATGGAATATATTGCAAATAATATTCGTTACATAGAAGAGGATATTGCATTACCAGTAATAGAAGAATCTGCTCATGATTTAAGATATGTATATGAAGTTAAATACCATGATAGACCTGATTATGTTCAAGAATTTAACAACTTCTTTGAATATGTAATGGAATCGAATATTGAGCAAGAAAATATTGAAAATAATTTTGAGAATATCAAAGGAATATATTTGAAAGTATTACCAATGACGAAACTGATTCCTATTCGTGTAGATCGTCAAATTATTGGATATTATTATATATCTGATTTAACACGTCCTGAAGAAGCGGGTCAACGTCGTAATTCTGGATTAACCGGATATACATTACGTTCTCCATCGGTTGGATTTGATACATTCTCACCAGATAGAATGTTCTGTGAGAAACTTGCATCAAAGATAATAAATAATTTCAATCTTAAATTTATGAAGGATAATTTGGCATTACATCAACAGATCGTGTCTATACTTCAATGTCATAAGTTTAATGAAGCAATGATGAGATTTGTGTTCATACCAGCTGAACATGTCATACAATGTGCTATTAACAAAGATGGTGTTGGTAAGGGTCATTCTATGTTGGAACCTGGATTGATAACTGCAAGAATGTATATGTTCCTTAAACTATATTCCATTTTATTCCAGATTAACAATTCTCAAATCAGAGTATATAATCTACGTATGAGTGGTATTGACAAGAACTTCAAAGGAATGGTTAATGATACAATAAGAAAGTTAGCCGCAAGAAGAGTTACTGTAAATGATATATTCAATTATCGTTCATCAATGACAAAAGTAAGTGGTGGATCTGAATTGATAATGCCTATGGGTGCGGGAGATCAAGCACCATTGACAATAGAATCAATACCACCTGCAGAGACTCCTATAAACAATGAACTGTTAGAGCAATTGAAAAATGAATCAATAAATGCAACTGCAGTCCCTTCATTGATGGTACAAACCGGAGGACAGTCTGAAATAGAATTTGCAAAAGAAACTGAATTAGCAAATACCCGTTTCAATACATTAATTTCTTCATGTAAAATTGAACTCAATCGAGATATCACTCGTCTATATAGATTGATATTAAGATGGGAAACTGATATTGATCCATTAATAATCAAGGATTTGAAGTATATGTTTAAGATGCCTACTGCAAAGACCTTGAATGTTACAGTAGAAATGTTAAACAACTTTACAGCATTAAGAGATACCACATTGCCTATATTCTTAAAACCAGAAGAATTAAAACCACCTGGGGATGATGGAGAAGGATTATCAGAAACAGCTCGTGAGTTTACAAAACTATTATTGTCAGAATACATTCCTCAACTTAACATTGATCATTTTGATGAATTGGCAGACATGGCTCGTGATGCTGCTAATAAGACAAGAATGTTCCAAACAAATAATGCTGAAAATGTTCTTGATACAGGATTGGAAAATGGTGAAGAAGGGATGATGTAATATGAAACTTGAAAGAACAACAACAGGTCTTATTATAAAAGAACCAGATGATTCTGTCAAAAGAAAAGTTATCCAATATTTTTCATTAGTAAATCCTGTACGTGAATTCTTCATTTATTCTGGTAATAATCCAGATGAACAACCTATATTCGGAAAAGAAAAGGATGTAATATATATTACATCCGGATTCTTAAATGTAAATGATGCGGGTATTCAGAGTTTACCAAGCCCTCATGTAATAACGCCACCTACACCAAAGCAAGTTAATATAAAAATGAAAATGCAACCTCGTTCACAATTACAAATAGATTGTATTGATAAATTAACAACATCAGCTTCCCCGAAGATTACAGTTGAACTAAAACCTGGTGTAGGAAAGACCTTCATAGCATTATATGCAATATCTAAATTGGGTTTTAAACCATTGATAATTACACCAACTACATTGCTTAAAAATCAATGGATTGAACAATTCATTGATTTGGGTATTGATAAAAAAGATATAGCAACAAATGTATTTGATTCACCAAGTAAAACATTTTGTGTTGTAACAATATCGTCAATTGAAAATGCATTACGTGAAGATTGGCATAAATTGATGACAACATTAAATGAAGCATCATTCGGAATTAAGGTAATCGATGAATCTCATTTACATCTTAAAGGTGTATTGAGATTCGATTCTATATGTAATATAAAACACAATTGGTATTTATCAGCTACTTTAGGGCGGTCAGATCCTCAAGAAGATGGTATACTCAATAGAGCTTTATCTGATGCAGATAGATTTGTTGGTAATTCAAGTTACGAGGAATATCAGCATGAATATGTCAACGTATATTTCCAAGACATATACTATTATCCAACAACTGATTTATGTTTGGAACATTTCAGATATGGTTCAAAGGGTCTTATTCGTTCATCATACTATAATATGTTGATGGAATACAAAAAAGGAATTCCTTTCATAAGTAATTTAATTAATCTGATGAAAAGGGCTAAAGCGATTACTACATATGATGGAAAGATACTTTTATTAGTACCATTGATTTCTATCATTGATAAGACGATAGAACATATGAAACAAGATTCCTATTTTCAAAAATACACATATTCCGGTGTAGATGGCTCTATGCCATTATCGGAACGAAGACAAGCAATGGAAAGTGATTTTATTTTATCAACATCATTGTCAATGGGAACAGGCGTTGATGTATCTAATCTTGCGGCTGTTATAAACTTTGACCAATATTCATCTCCTATAATAACTGAACAAATTTTCGGTAGATTAAGAGATAGAGGTAAAGATACTTGGTATATTGATATATGTGACCATGTAAAACAAGCAAGAATGTTAGAGAACTGGGGGAGAAAACGTAGAACATTATTACCATATTTCCCAGGAGCAAAAAGTGAAATAAAATTATTACCAGAAATAAAGAGTTAAATATAATAACATTCTAAATAAAAAAAAGAATATCATTTAAGATATTCTTTTATGTAAGCATCATATGTCTTGTTCTTTTCTGACATATGAATATTTTGGATTTGTTGTTAACTTTGTAACACAATCCTCAATCATGTCATCAAGAAGCATATTTCCTTTGTTGCCTAATTTGACTTCAATATTTGAAAATACATCAGTCATAAATTTGAAGTTGTCTAATATGCTATCCATGATGCTCATTGGTGAATTGTAATAATTCATCACAAACACTCCTTTCACATATATTATTTATATGGATAATAGAAATCCAGTCTATATCCGAATATAATGTGAAAGGAGAAAAAAAGAGAATATTTATTCCCGGGCATATGCCCGGGAATGTTTCTCTACTTTTTGTTCAGAAGAATATCACTCTGTTATTGGGGAGATATACAACTCCCCAATCGAAAGAACCATCATAATCATATCCTTCGATACGTTGAATACAACCTTTCGATTGTTCTATGAGTTCATCACATTTACCCTTATCAAGATACCATGTGTCTATATCGACGCAATAGTCCTCGGAATAAACTACCAGTGATGCAACTAATAATTCTACGAGTTTGAGATAACGAGTGTCACTCTTCATTGGTCTGAAACCTTCAAAACCAACATAGACGTCTTCAGTACATCCTATGCAAAGATGACGTGTGTCATTTTCTGTGATTTCTCTTTCGAAATCATCATCTGTTAATGAATTGATTAAGTTAATAATGTTTTCATAATTATCCATTTATGAAAACTCCTTTCATTATTAAGATATAAAAGAATATTATGTATTCCTTTATTCATATTAATAATATATATTTACAGATTTAGAAAAATCAATCTAATAACATTGAATTTATCTCTCTGAAGAAATTCAAATCTGATTGTGATAATGATATTTCATTATTCATATTATTATATCCTGTATTGTATTGATTATGCGAGTAACCATATTCATCAATAACATCATTATCGTGTTTAATAGTCATATCACGTATCAGCTGTCCTTCAAATGAATTAGGATCATCTATTACATCTGATAAATTATCAACAGTATTCTCTAATGTTGCTTGTTCATATTGATCCATTATCTGTTTAGATACATCATATGTGCATAAGGATTTATCAATACCAAATCGTCCTAATTGATATCCATATTTCAATACATATAGTGTATGTAAATAAGCCATTACCAAGTCATCATGTTCACCCGAAGCAGCTGCCATATTACCATTCTTCTGTTCAACCAAATTACATATATCTTTTACTAAGTATTCTGTATATATCAAATGACGATAATCACTAACCATATCTCTCAGTATATTAAACATCATCTTTCTCGTTTTAACAGTTACATATGTTCCAAAATGTTTCTTTGCTTCTGCTTTTCTTGTTAATGACATTTTTGGATGTTGTGGTTCTATAACATTTTTTGTTAATTCAGATGCACGTGGATCATGATAGAATCTGTTTTCTAATTGAGATTCTTGAACAAAATCAATTATATCAACACCTGTCATATTTGATTCCAAACAGAATAATGCTTTAGGTAACATTTGTGCTAATGTAGTAATTACTCTCATTAAATCTAATATGCCTATTACTGGAGATAAGAATTCACCAACAACTTCTAACGTATATGGATGAACAATACACATTGCTGTATTATCACCATTCTTACCAGTGCCACAATCTATACCGATTAAGTATGGTATATCAATATCAAAATAAGGTGTATCAGATGTTAAATCAGGACGTCTTATTTCATGTTTATATACATATAGATGATATTTTTGTAATAGGAAAATGTCATAATCATGTTGACGTATGTGTTGTTGAATGTAATCAATATCCGATTGACGGAAGAATGATCCTTGTCCACCACGGAATCTTTGTAATAATACACCTCGACGATATTCTCCAAGTGTTCCTTTCTTAACAGCTTCGTAGTATTGTTCACTTAACCATTTTCCATCTTTTCTGAGTTGGATATAATTGAATTCTATATATACCATGTTTATTGGAATTCTATCACGATCTTCATCATCTGGATTAGGGACCGTTTTCATATGTTCAATTTCATCATCTGATAAATCATAAAAAGATTCATTAAATACAGGAGTATTGTCAATAATCTTTTGGAAATCTTTTCCTTCATCGGTTTCTAAGTCACCAGGAGTTGATGCATAAATCATACATGAACGAACCCCTAGCTGTTTTGCGGTAGCTCTGGCTTGGACGATTGTTGGGTTTGCACCATCAATAACAGCTTTCATATAAGGAATGAATTCACATTCATCAACAAACCAACAGAACAATGAAAATCCACGGGATTTATCCGTTGCAGCATTTTCTGATTTAGCTGCTGATACAACTGCTATATTGACATTGTGTTGTTCATATTTCAACGATTGTAATCCGGGTGGATGTTTTGCATTTGCCCAAGGATTCATATACTTCGGTAAAGCCATTATATAGTCACGTAAAATACCAACGTTATCAGTACAACGTTTTTCTGTCTTGTGCATATACGGTATATCGGCATTTCTATATTCAAACAACATTGCATATGACATTATTGCAGTAATGACAGTTGTCTTGAATGTTTGACGAGGTTGTACTAATTCAAAATCTAAACTGTGAATGAAACACCATATTGCAGCACATCCACCTCGATGTAGATATAGAGGTTGAGTACCTGCACCACGTACAGGAATACGTGTCACTTCTCTGAAGAAATACCAAGGATTATGTTTACATTCAATAAGTATTTTTCCAATATCATCAGCAGTAATATCCGAATTATAAGGATCCATATCCTGTACAACAAACTCAGGATGTCTAACCTCTAACATGAAATAATAATTTTTATAACCTAAATCTTTCAATTCTTTTGCTGTTAACAAAAAAGAACTATTCTTAGTACCAAAATCATAGTAATGTGGTTTTCCTGAATCATCATCAATTCTAACTATATTACTCAAATAAATCATCTCCTTAACAAAAAATATATGGTGGGCATATGCCCACCATATTTACACACAGTTATTCGTATTGTTTGAGTTGTTGTAATATTGGTAACAACTCCGAGAACATTTGAAACAGTCTGTCTATATCCCCATCAGTCAGACCTTCAAATGTATTAGTTTGTTTCATTTGCGTAAAGAAGTCTATCATGTCGATAACCTGTCCACATTTGAATTCTTGATATTGTAGATAATACGAATGCATTATCAGACAATATCTGAGATCGGGTATCGAGATATTTATCTTTACATTGTTTATCATGACTTCAAATAATTCGTCTTCATTACCAATTGTCGAGTAACCAAAGATGTCGGGTTTGAGTTTAGCACCCATAAATTTTAAGATATTCTTGAGATTAGAAAGTTGTGGGAATTGGTTGTATTTAGACGTATCTATACCAATACCATTTAACTGACTCATCAGCACAGAATTATCTTCATATTGTGAACCTCTATAGTATGTCGAAATCTTCGCAAAAGCCTTTACACCAACACCTGCAAGGAAGTTGTAAGTGTCATATTCTCCATATTTAACAGGGTTGTCGGAATAAGGGATAAGGTTCTTATTATATCTACGGGTCTTAACAGGTAAATCATAAAGAGTTGTACGACCTGTAGCAACTCCTGATAATGCCTTTGATGGTTCTTGTTTCAATACCCATGTATATTGATAACCTACCGGATATTCACCGTCAACAGGTACCCAACGATGACGAAGTTTCGTGTATATCTTATAGGGTTTCATTATGTCTCCCCATTTTTTATAACACTCTAACAGAGCATCACGAACACATACTTCGTTAAGAGGCATTATCTGGATATAGAATCCATTCTTCAACAAATCCGCATATGTTGATTCTGAATCCTCTCGATATAATCTCTTTAATTCAGAACCCTGTGAAGGATTAAATGTTCCTATGAATTCTGATGCTAAATCGATTATATACTCACGTGGTTGATTTTCTTTGTCAAGTTGGATTATATGTTGATGCATACGTTCCATCATAAATGTCATAGAAGATTCGTATGTTGCAAATGCAATGATTCTATTTACGATAGCCAACGCATTACAAACCATATCAATCGGTCTACCATCATCAGTCTTTGGCATGAGTTGCCATGGAATAATTTGTGCAATAACTGACTTATTACCATATCTACCAACCACTTTCTGTCCAACATGAATGTCCTTTGGTTGTAATATAGTAAACTTAATTATTGTATCTACAATATCTTCTTTAGTAACCCAAGTAGAATTATTGAGATACTTTTCAGCTTGGTGATAGATATCAAGTAATGTTGTATCATCCTGATTTGGGTCAGATACGATTGTTGAAATAAATGAATATATCTCAGAATACCAATCTCGGATTTGGTTGAGATAATAGTTAAGTTGATCATTCTCAATATCGACGTTTGTATAGATATCCATATCGACAACCATGCCATGTGAACAGTAGTTTGTGTCATTAATATGAGGAATAGATGCTTCAGCTACTGATGATACTACACTATTCTCACGGATAGCACATAATACATCATTCTGAATTTCTTCTCCAATATTAGGAAAGGCTTTGTAAACAGTGTCATTACCGTACTTATTCAACAGATAAGAATCTGATTTGATGTTGACAGTGACAATATCAACCATATCATATTTCAATGCTTCAGCAGCTCGGTCAGATATGACAAGGGCATCCTCAGTCAGTTCAGGAAGCACGGTATATACGAATCTGATATTACGTCCAGCACAATAGTTGTCATTAACATAAGATGATGATTGAGCAATAGTAGTTCCCTTAGGTAAGATATCACCGTCATTATATTTACCAGCGATATTATTATACATTCGGAAACCATATTTCTCAACAAGGTTGTGTGCAGGTTCTACGACTTCACATATATACTTACCCGTACGCATATTGCGGAAGATATATGCAACAGGAGATATATTCGAGTCTTTGAACTTACGGAAGGTTTTGATGAGTTGATAGTCATCTTTTGCCTTTATATTCCAAGAGGATCTATCACCAAAGTTATTCTCAGCTCCAGTATACACCCTTGGGAATTCGGGGTCTGTTAATACGACACGTTGTGATGTGTGACGTGTTGCCATAACACCACGAACTGTCGATATTTTGTCAGGAAATGCCATTGCAGAAGCACCAAACATTGACATTGGTGTTACTTCTTGACATCTCTTCTCGATGTCCGAGACGTTGTTCATTGTGGAATGTTTACGTATTCTTTTAGACTGTTCCATTATTAGTCAGCTCCTTAAAATAAAAAGTTTTTGTAATATATTGGTTCCTCCTTTCGGAAGAATAATATATATTTATAACTTCGATAATACGTCTCGAACATACTTAGCACATTTAGAATCTTCTATCTTGTTATTTCCAATATCAGTAATTGCAAATGACAATATCAAGAATACACCTAAGACAACGAATATATCAGTCTTGAGTATATTATTATTAACCAATTTCATTATAAGATTTTTTACATTTATTACAGGGATATCCCCATGTTCTATCATGTAAAATTTCTGTGCTACGGCAATGTCTGGATTGAATATGAGATCTTCACATTTTTCAATATATTTAATCTCATTGATTCTGCTGGTATGAATATAATTCTTCCAATCCTTGAGAGAAATGTTGTCAACGATATACTCAATCACAGGGGTATAGTTTGAGTAGATCTTCATACGAATTAAATCAATTTGATCAAGATATTTGAACAACGAGTAGTATATGAACAGATCCTCATGGACAATAACCAATTTCTCAGGATGTTCTTTAATGAACATGACAGTTTCATTGGTCATTCCAAGGGTATCTTCCAATACTTCGATTGTTATTATAGATGCTATCTCTTTGAATTCAGCCACTTCCTGATTAACTGTAAAGATCTTATGATAGTTCTCACCTTCGTCATCAGTAGCACCAGGAATGAATGCATCAATTGGAGATGTAACCATCTCAATTGAACTCAATACATTGAGGAAGTTCTCCTCATAGGTCTTTCTGTCGATATAAACATGTCTGCCATTAAGCATGACCATATTCTGAAAGAATACATTGCATGCGGCGATGTTAACTCGATGATTGTTATAACACTTCTCGAATTCAATAAGTTTTTTAGTTGGAATATTTAACATGATTGACCTCCTATATATTATGAGTTTATTTATACAGCTTTCATTTGATAATATTGATTACGTAATGCAACATAATTTGAGATCACGTATTCAATACCATACATTTGAATTATCATCTGGATGAATTCATCCAGATGATTATAATTTGATTTCTGATCCATAGTGGTCACTTCCTTTACAAAAATATGTAATTACGTTTGTAACTCATCTATGATATCATCGATCGCCGTTCCATTAAACATGGCATGATCAACCCCTCTCGCATTAGGTGGTAATACATAATTAGGGTTGTTCATCATTGCTTCTTGATGTTTATTCGCTTCTTCAATTTGTTTTATCCTTATATCCCGGAGACGGTGCACAAATGGAAGCGGCAATTGTGCCAGCATATCCATAGGAATGATTTTATTGAACATCAATCCCAACTCAATAAATTCTAATCCATCTCGATCAAGTTTATTTGAGTATTGCTGAGCCTTCGAGATACTTGGAAAAGCAAAGTTCCTCCAATATCGGTTACGGGAATAAATGGTTCATGACGTGCACATTTAGGACAATTAACATTTTCAACTCTAAATGTTACAGGAGATGCATTTTCCCTGCTCTTTTCAATTATTTTTACGAGTACACTTGAATCAACGACATCAAGAGATTTAGTAATGATTCTTTCCATATCATCCCAGTTAGTATAGAGATACTCTTTGGGTTTACCATTTTCATCATTCTTTATAAATGAGAATGATTTTACATACATGATGTTTGCAGAGAGATATTCAAACTCAGCAAGAGCGGGATCATCAGGTGCTAAGTTAGTCATATCATCTTCTCTGTATTTCTTATACAATTCCTGAACCATTGGAATCTTTTCTGTAATGAATTCATATGCTGATGGTTCATTTGTTTCAACAATAATACCGGTATGAGGAAGTTTATATCTAACCTTTTTGGTATTAACTTCATTGAATATTTTAATAGCATCTTCACCATAAGAAGCTTCATGTACACGATTATACCACTTAGGTATCTTTGATTCATCGAGCTTTACAATAGTTCTTGGATGATATGGTATTCTTATATTATATTTACATTTGGGATTTCCACATGTAATAGAGAGATTCTCTTCATCATCAGCAGTTGCAACAAGAAGACCCCACATGAGAAGTTCTCTATCGTAATACTTTGTTTTCTTAAGGAAATCATCAAAGTCTTTAAATGGTCCAATAGAAACATTTTTCATGTGTTCATATATAACAGACCATCTCTTGAGTTCGTTATCAGGACTATTATTGGAAGATGGAGCTGTTAGTTTAATAAAATCAAACCAGTTGATTGCTCTCATGACACATCTGTATCCTGATAGAGGTAATGTGATAGGAGTATCATTGATGCCTGAATCATATGGTATGATAATACCTTCTTCTGCACTGTTCTCAACAATAGTTGTTTTCATCATCTCTTCTTGAGATACTTCTTTTACAACAATATTGATTTCATTTCCAGTTGCTAAATTCTGTACAACAGAATCATCAATATTTACAGTAACAGGAGTATTCTGTTCTACTTGAATATTGATTGTTGGTACATCTGGTTTTAATTCAACTGGTTCTGAATTATTATCTGAATTAGCTGTATTACCATTTGATGTATTGGCTGCTTCTGTAGGTTGTGAAAACATGAGTTTATCAATTACAATACCATCATCATTGATATTATCAATTGCTTTTGTTCCATCAGGCATTATCCAGTTATTCAGAATGATATCTTCAAATTCAGGAGTTATCTTTTCACCTGAATTATGATAGATGTCTATAAGCTCACCCTTCACAGCCATTTGTCCTAATGAAACTGTATATCCATTATTATCAACAACAGGTGCTTCTGGGATACCACCAGAAATCATCCTGTATTTAGCAACAACTTTCTGTACCATTGTTGTTACAATAGACAACTTCTCACTCTGATATCCAATAGCTTGTTCATTATAAGACATATCTTTCTCATTTGGAGGATTGAATATCTTAAAAGAAGCTGCTTCTTTTCTTTCAGCTTCTTTTTCTTTTAATGCAGTCTCTCTTTCTACCTGTGATTGTTTTTCTTCTTCAGCAATCTGATTAGCAAAGTCATCATCACCATAGAAATCTTCATTAGATATAGTATTTGGGATTGGTGTAGTTTCACCAACACTACTTGATTCTATTACTGGTTCGGGTTCATTTCTACCCATGACTGCTTTATGTCTTGTGATAAGATCTGTCAATGGATCAGCATTTTTATTAATCTCTGACATATTTTTGTTTCTCCTTTACTTGGAATTTTGTGCATATGCACATAAGTTATATATGTATTTATTACTTCACGATACATATATAATTTATATGCACATTGAAAAATAACTGATGTGTTAGTTTAATGAAAGGGTTGATGAATTATGAATGAAAAGTTGCTTTGGTTCAATGATAAGATTCAATTCATGTTTCATTCCAACATTGTTGAATATGATATGAGGGCAATGTCTGTATCTATTTCAGAGAAATATGGTTTATTGGATGATGAAACAATCAGAATATTGAAGCTTTTACCAAAGGAACAAAGAACGAAAAGAGTTGGTTTAATTCAGAGAGATGATAAAAACTTCTCAGACTCACTAATATCTTGTGAATTAGAAATACGTAGAAAATTCTTAGAAGCCAATGGTTTGGATGAATCCAATGTTTTATCATTACACTCTGATGCATGTATCTTTTCATCAAAAAAGGAAATCATCAATATTATCGACGGAATAGAATTCAAACACGAGAACACTTGGACATCATATATCAACTTTAACAACATTGAAATGTTTTATTCAAACGGATGCATTACATACAAAGGAATTCCTAAGGATATGCTATACCAACATACTTTAGGAATCAATAAATACTTGTGTAATGTATTCGATAAAGTTGAAAACTACGATTATGATATAATCACTTATCTTAACAAGTTTCAGAAGAAATACTTGCAAGATAAATTACCTGATTATTATTATATTCCATTTGGTAAGAATGGAACTTATAAAATGTCAAACTTACAGTTGTTTTCATTCATTGCAAATGTTGTATTGAATGATATGAAAGGATGGTAATTATGGATTTATTCTATTTTGAATTTTCATCATGTAAACAGAAATCTGATGAGCAATTCAATTATCGAGTATTTGCAGAATCGATGAATGATATGAACATGTTCTTGATACAACATAATCTGCATGATCAAGTACAGAATGTTGAGGTTGTTGATCCAGCTCATCCTACTAATCTTGATACTGTGTCTTATAACATGATAAAACCTTTTGTGTTTGGATCTAATAAATCCAAAGAAATCTTTACAATTTATACATCTGAAGAATTTGTGTCAGATGCTGTAGGTAGAGTTGGTTCAAAATTATCCGCTTCTCTATTATTTGGAGAAGCTATTACAAGAACGGATGTTGAATTATTTGATAGATTGGCTAATTTAATTAATGATCTTCCTTACTGTGATATTATCGATTTTGAATTAATGAATCAAGAATCCAATTTAATAATGGAATTCAAAGAAAAAAGAAATGAATACTTTTATTATACAGGAATCGCTCCTGCTGAAGATGGGGCTGAAGCCTTGATATATCAAGGCTTATATGATTCAATGCAAGCGGCAATGGATGATACTTGTTATTTAACGGATTCTATACAACCTATTACAGTCGAAGCTTATGTAAAGGCATTCACTGATAGAATGATTGACAGTTATTAAGAGGAGAATGTTAATATGGCATCTAAAAAAGAATTATCAATATCTGAATTGGTTGAAACTCATAAACCCAAGAATTTCAAATATAAATACATCTTCACTGATGATTCTATATTTGATCAATTGGTTAATGAAGGATATGATGTACTATCATTGGATACTATAGAGAATGACGATTTGGTTCAAGCTGCTTTAAATGCTCATTATGATGAATATGATAGTAGCATAATAGGAAAAGCAAAAGAACCGACCATCATGAATGATGGAATTATTGTATCAAAAAAGATGGTTACTAAAGCAGGAAAGAAACTGTTAAAGTTTATGATGGGTTTCTTCAACTATGGAGAATATCGTTACATTGCAATCAAAATGCATTATGAGAAATTCGACATACTTGAAATATTTGTATTAATATAAAATGATTGGGGCTTTACGCCCCAATCATTATATTTTTTTCATCAAGTATTAATTACGTTATAAGGATTCTGTACAGAAGTTGATGTACCAAGACCTCCCGCATCATCACCCTGATAAATCACTCTATGATCAGCAGGATTGAGTGCATGAGGAGCTGGAGCGGTTCTATTGATCTTCTCCTGATTTGCATACATAACAGGGGCATTACCAAGGCCAGACTGAACAGCGTCGAGTGAAGGACGAACACCACCTCTGAAGATAGGTGTATCAATACGACCAGTGCTCTGTTCAGTAAAGAATGCATCACCAGCACCAGGATTGAAGTTAAGTGAGTTGCCAAAGATAGCAAACTGTTTAACGTATCTTGTTGCAAGGTCGTTTACATAAGCAGACTGAACATATTGACAGTTATAAACGAGGTTTATTGTAGCAATCTGAGATTGTCCATTACCGTTTGAATTGAATATTTCGTTACCAACTTTAGATGCAGGAACACAACCCAATGCCATTACAGCAGCTTCTACACGAGCACCTGAACGATCAAGTGCAATTATAAGAAATTCTGCTACTTCCCATGCAGGTGAAGGTTCAAGAGCAATACCTGATGCTGATCCAATTGCATCAGCACCTGTGTTTGCAGAGAATATTCTCTGAGGAGTATTTCCTTCACCAACACTTCCTGCAACGAGTCCGTGATATGTGGTAAGACCTGTAATAGGATCTGCAATACCATCAATCCACATGTTATGGAAGTTAGCAACAGGACGACCAACAAGTTCAGGAACCTGAATTGTTAACTGTTGACCAGACTGAGTATTCTGTGTTGTTGGTACATTTATGCTTCTACCAGCAAAGCCACCCTGAAGAGGTGCTGGTGCTAATGCAGAATCACCGATGTTGCATGTAATACCTGTGTTATAATATTCAACAATTTTTTTGTATGTTCCGAAGGCTGAAGTTGGTGAATATGCATTTAGATCATTTCCATTACCACCGAAGTAATGCATGAGGAAATAGGGTCCTCTGTACATAACGCAGATGACCCTATTGGTTGTTAACGGATTAAGACTTTTGAGGGTATGTATATCTGGGGTAAGACCACCAAGCATACCGGTATACTCTGAAAGATTTCCATTATATTCACGAATTCCGGTTTGTAAACTAATAGCCATATATTATCTCTCCTTTCTACCAAATTATTCGGAATCTGTACGTCTGTTAACATTTACGATTATTGGTACTCTGAGGATGAGACCACGGAATGTAACGTTGACGTAGCAAACTACGATTTCACCACCGTCTGTTGGATTAATATCTCTTCTGAACGTTATATCCAGAGCTTGTACTAGATTACCAACCCAACCAGCAAACATGTTATCACATTCATCCTTTAATGTTGCGAGTACGCCATCATCATAATATTCAAGGAGATATGAATCAATCTTATTCTGAAGGAGGAATACTAACTGAGAAAGTGTTCTCATATTATTCTCCTGAATGAGATCGGATGTATCACCCTCTCTATACAATGTACGTTGAGACTTACGTTGGAGGTTTCCATTTATATCCATAACCCAAGCGTTACCACCTGAATTATATAACAATTCTCTCATCTCCCAATCGGTTGTATCGATATCTGGGAAGAATGAAATATATTCGGATGGACCAATATTAGTATATTTTCCAGTGAAAGGTTTGTTAACAGAGTATTGTTTCATATGTGTAAACATATTGTCAACAAGTCTTTTTGTGTATGTATAAGAGATTCCATCAGAACCAACGAAACCACCAATATCCCATGAAGCATTCGGGTTAGAGAATCTCTTAGCGAATGATTGGTTAATATTAAGGGCTGTTGCTGCATCTGTAATACCTGAGTCAAGATGTAATGATAATCCAGAACCAGGTCCGATAGGACGTTTATCTTCAGGAATTCCTTGATATACTCTGTATTCCATTAAGTCATACATTGCTTGTTTAACGTCAATATCAATAAATCCATCGGAAAGATTCTTGATGAGAGATTCATCAAGAAGAACGGCTTCTTTTTCATCTTCATCATACATAGTTGACATATTGATCATTTCTGTTACAGTATAACTCATATAAGGAAGAATGGTTGGACCAATGATTGTATTAAATCCACCATCAAAGAGATATTTAGCAGGTACTCTTGTTGGTGACATGATACGAGGATCTATTTCACCTTTGAATGCCTTAACGAGAAGCTCTGAATACATCCATTTGAATTCAATATCAGAAATATTTTCATCAAAGAATCCAGTATAACCATTTTCCATAGGAATACCACCGAGTTCTGATCTTGGGTTAATGCCATAAGATTCAGTGTTATAATAGTTATTAGGAATATTAAGCTTATCTTCAGTAATATAGTAAAGTGATCCCATAGTACCCTTGATAGAATATCTGTGAATAGATTTGGGATCTTCAGTATCTTTTTCTTTTTCAATACTTAATACATATACTTTGAATGGAGCATCCGTGGTTGTATCAGTTTTACTCTTAGGAGTATATGCAAAATTGAACTTTGTGATATTTTCATCAGTAAGTGTTACTTCTGCAACAGTATCAGTTGATTCAAAATCATTTGATGAATGAACATCATTGGTTATCTTATTATCAGTTACAGTAACAAAGTAAAGTCCTTCAGAAACAGTATCAATTAAACTGTGAAGATCCACAAGAGCCTCTTTTCTTTCATACCAAGTATTTGTATTCCATTCATCACCAGTAACACCAGCTACATATGTTTCACCACTCTTCTTGTAGTATTGAGTAGGATCAAATGGAGATGGTTCTGTCTCTAGAGGTCCATCATATGTGTATGTCATAGTATCACTGCACTTAATGTATACCTTTTTATCAACAACAAAATTTTCATTAATTTGTTCATCAAGTTCTGAAATAACAACAGAAACTTCAGTAACTTTATCATTCTCGATTTTATCAACATTTATTTCAGTTTTATTGTTTATGAGGAATCTAGCATTGGGTGATAGACTATTGGCATTGTTATTATCAGGGTCAACAATAACTCGTGTTACTTTGGCACCGTCCTTATATTCTTTTTCTTTTTCAAATACGTCAAAGGCAAGACCAACATTATCCTGAACTGTTACGGATGAAGGCACTCTCGAAGATATGAATATTGTAGAAGGAATTTCATATCTGTAGTTAACATCAGTTGAAACCTCTTCAGTTACATCATGTTTGTTTACATATACCTTACCACTACCTTCTGGATAATCCGTGCTTGATGCTTTAACAGGTGATTCAGTAAATTCACCATTGACGTCAATTATTGTAGCACCAGCTCTACTCCAAGCCGTCTGAGTAGGTGTCTTTGCAAGCAAACTCATATTAGATGATGGGAATACGAGTCTTGCTCTTATATCATTATTATCGTTAAATATTCTTGTCTTTTCAGTATCACACTTGTAAGTTGATCCTTCCAATTTGTAATGAACTTCAACAAGATAGCATGTTGATGTAGAACCGAATCTAGATTCATCAACAGCAATGATATAATCATAATCAGATTCACTTGTTGGAACAAGTTTTGTCAACTTGGCAATTGTTACATCGATTTGATTATAAATGGCATTTTTAATTTTGTCTTCATCTGTAGAACCTGTAGCATTTGACGTATCAAATGTAATTACACAAGTAATTGTTGATTCTTCATCCTTAAATTCATTACTAGATTCAGAAGCCTTAACTCTCTTTCGTGCTTTATTGAGAGTAATTGTAGAAATAGCTCCTGTGTATTGGTTAATACCAGAAACCATTGCGATTGTAGGAGTTGTTCTATTAGTGAGGTAAAGATCACCAATATGTGTAACAACGGAATCATCAGGGTTTTCTTCAGTAATACCCTTGTAGAATGATTCGACACGTTCATAGAGTTTTGAAGGAACGGTATTGTCAAAATCATCTGAAGTTGTATTGATACGATATTCTTCAGTGAGACGAGGAATATCCATATCAAACATATCAACTTGGTAATACGGTAACTGAATATCTCCGTCACCAGTATAAATATATCTACCAAAGATAGGATCAAAGGTATTAACTGTCAATGTTTTGTAGATAGTCTGTTGATACTTTGTTTCTTCGGTGAGTGTTGCATAAACATTGTTAACACAATCATCGAAGTTTTTCATATAATCTTTATAGAGTTCTTGTACAGCAGATTCATTCAATGTAGGAATAAGTACATCACTACCATCAACACGTCTGTTGACTACCGTATTTACAGTATCAATTGTATTTGTATACAGACCGTTATTGATGTTTATCAATGATGCAGTAAACTGCTCAACTACATTATTTGTTCTGGTATCAATTGTTGAGAAAAGATATGCAACGTTTGCAGGTCTCTTTCCCTGTGTAATAGGATTGATACACCAATTGAAATTGTTATATACAGAACCTCTACCAGCTGAAATGTATGTCATGAATACTCTCTGTTTCCAACCGGTTTTTCCTTCAACAGTCATGTTATCATCAGAAAATTCGGTTACGAGTTTTGCATTAAGACGAGCTGGATTTTTAAAACGTGCAAGAGTTACTCCATCAGGAAGACCATTATTCGAATAAACATCGGAAGACTGTTTGAAACGAACATGAATCTTTTTATCGTCAGCATCCCATCTCCATTGAACAAGTATGCAAGAAAATGCATATGTTGCGTCATCTGGAGTTACACGCATGAACTTGATTGGTACATTCTGTGAAAGAAGACTTGGTCCATATGTTACAGATTGACCATATTTCTTAATATCATCGGATGAAATATAGTTCATTCCAAAAGCAACGTTGAGTACATCACTTCTGGTAATACTTACGATCTTATTATCAACACCCATGGGACAACCTGTGACAACAATTGTAGCATATAATGAAGGATCAACAGCTGTTGTTACACCAAGCTCTCCAGCATACATTGAATTATCAACAATATGCACAACACTATGAGGCATAGAATATTTTAATCCATATTTTGAATCAAGCATGATATTCTCTCCTTTTCTATTTTAATTTACAATTGAAGGGAATGAAAACATGAGGAATCGCGATTCATGTATGAATTCCCGCAATTATTTTTGTGTTGAATAAAGTATATTGTTGGGAGAAAAGAAAAAAAATAAGTCATCTACATGACTTATTTTTTCCATTATTATTTTTTAAAGTATCACATTGGAATCATCCCCCTCCTACTCCTTTAATGCCGGGAGTACGACACCGATTTGCTGTCGGAGATACATATGGTCAAGCCAAGGGCTTTCAATACCATAATTAGGTAGCTCGCAACACTACCATTTCCATTGTAATGAGAACCCAATACCCCAATACTACGAATATTTCATAACTCATTTGGTTATGATTGATATTGGTATCATTACGGACACGCGTGAATATTTAACGTCTCTTACGCTAAGACACATCGACCATTATAGATTATAATAGTCGATTAACTTTTTACAGTTCAATCGTGAACTTTTTGTATTTTTATCCCAGCGACATTTTCTACCTGTACCGACATTTTGTTTTATCATTTCATCAGCCTTTCTTTTCGGAGAATGAAATGATATTTGAATCCTTTCGGATTCAATTTTTGTTTCAAAATATGTTATATATGAAGGATAACCGTTTTGATCCGGTTTTTCTTCTATATAATAATTGAAAATTGTCTTATTCTTTCGAATAAAATATAAAGCTTTAGATATATAAATATCTTTAACTTTATATTTTCCCCTTTCAGAGAATGATTGTTTGGTGTTATTGAATTTCAATTCGTAAATACCTTTTCCTGCATCAGATGCTATTTGAGCATTGCAGATAAGTTCAGATATCTTTTTATTGATATCTTTCATTTGGATCACTCCTTTAAATTTTATTTAATAAGAGAGAAGATAAATTGTTATGTCGGGAGGATTATACCGATCATCCAGTTAGAGTTATCCATGAGATCACCGCTTTTCTGAATGGATTTCTTCTCTCTTATCATATTAATAATATATACATAGAAAATCAAAATAATAGGAATTAAGGGTATAATACCAATGGTAGCATAGTAAAATAGCGTTATATTCCGGGGCATATGCCCCGGAATACATTACGTTATTTGAATTTTATCTCATATTCAACCATTCTGTCATCAATGGCTTTGCCACTGCTTCTATCGATTGACGTAATTCTTGAATCAGGTTTTGGATAATCAGGAACCATGTTGCCATCAGAATCATATGCAACATAATCAATGTCATCATCAGTATCACCTAATAAGACATATTGTCTGACACCCATACGTTCATACTGAAGTTGTTGATTGGAAGATGTTGGTATTATATCATCCAACATACGTGCAGCATCATAAGAATCAGTATTGACATAATTCATATTAAGGTAGTTATTGGGATTATCAGCAGGAGCATCGAATATATTATCCAATACAGATCTTCCAATATCATTTACATTATAACTACTTCTACTACCAACATTAGTACCACCACTAGAATCTTTTGCAATTGATTGTTGTTGTTTCAATCGAATATCCGCAATATTCTTTTTGATGTTTACCTGTTCTTTATTGATGTTAGTAATAGCAGATCTAGCAGCCGTTAAAGCTTGCATAGCTTCAACATCACTCTCATTCAAACCAAATTTACCCTTATCAGTTAAACTCTCCATAAGTCGTTTTTCAAACAACTTGGTTATTTTCTGTTGGTCTGATGCTAATGCTCGTAAAGCAGTGATATCAGAGGAAAAAATACGATTGGGATCAATCTTAGTTTCTAATGCAGGAAATCTGCTTTGATCAGAAATATTCTGAAGTATGGGACTTATACTACCCCAGTTATTTGAAGCATATGGTGATATGTATCCATCCATATTATATAAAGCAGGAGTAGATTTAAAACTTTGAAATTCTGATTCAAAAACAGAACCATTCTGAGGATATTCAACATATGTTGGTTCGTATGTTGATGAATTGGGATTTTCCTCGGTCGGAAAAGTATTACCCATTGTAGTAAACATGTCTATGAAGTTCATTACTCCATCTCCTTTATCAATTATTAAGTATCAATTTGTTCTCCTCTTTTTCATCATATTTCACAATATATAATATTATATAAAAACAATGTATATCTATACTACCCCTCAATTATATAATATATATATCAAGAAATTAGAAAAATAGAAAATGAATATATTAAGATTCTTTTTGTTTAGTAAGAGCATATAATCCATTAAGACATTCTATTTTAACCTCATATACAGTATCACAACTTGGTTTGATATTGTATATCTTAGAATACATTAATTCTTCCGCACGTTTATTAGCCTCATCAGACCATATACCAATACTCTTTACGGTATCACCATCATAGTCACCACCAATAGCAACGAGTCTACTGTTTGAAGGAGTAATTACATCAACAAATGATGTTGAAACACGTCCATGTGGTAAATCAGGATCTATGTTTGGATAAGTATTATAGGTTTCTCCATTGAATTCAATCTTAACAGTATCGACAGTTGATAATATATGTACTTTTGTAAAGAAAGCACCTAAGTAAGTACCAATAGGATATCGAACAGTATAAACCATTCTATCAGATCTTATGATGGCATCATAGCAGCATAAATAAATTGCATCAGTTAATGTCAATGGACGTGTCTTAGTTTCATTCTTTGTTAAATCCAAATATTCCATCATAATAGGAAGGGTGTTTTCTGGGTCAAGATATAGTTTTCTAAAACGAGAACCTGGGTTATTTAGAAATATATCAATTAAATCTTCAATCATTTTATTATCATAAATATTCGAAATATTATTTGATTTAACTTCACTTGGATTATTATGAATATTTTGAATATTTGAAAATGATAAGAATTGTTGCATGTAATACTTGACAAATGGTTTGAACATTGCAACACAAGAGATCAATGGATATCCTGTACGATAGATTCCTATATTGGGAGTATCTGTGTTATAACGTGGGGCTGATATAACGTTTCTTACAGTAAACATAGTTGTTTTTGCAAGTAGATGTTTTTGAAAGAACCCATTCTTTGAACCAACATAATCATGAATGTAAGTATATATATTCATAACAGCATCTTGGAATTTTGCATAAACCTGATAAACATTTGATGTTGTATGAGCTGTTACACTCTTCAATCCTAAGATATGCATATACAAGGAATTCAATTCATTCTTAACCTGTTTACCATTTCTAACACCAACAGGACGGAATTCAGGTGGTAATACTAATACTTTATCATTGAATATTAATCTCTTTGGAGATTTAGTTAAGATATCTATATTCTGTGATGTACGAGTATTGAGAGTCTTCCTTATATCAATCTGCTCCCATATATCATATAAGTCTTTTAAACCACAATACTTACCTTCTTTATCAGCAACCAGGACACCATCAACAATATTACATTTAGTCTCTCCATAAGCCATCTTACGTATAATACCGCCTGAACGTGAAATTATTGTTTTCGCAACATCAGGATTGAAAACATGTACAGGTAGTTTTATATAACCACATCTGTATTTTCTTTCTTCAGTTGTCTGACCAAATATCTCTTCAGAAAAAAGACCTTGTGAATTAAACAAGTTTTGTGCTCTGTAGATCTGTTGAGATGTTACTTCTTTCAAATCGTTTGTTTTTATAAAACGATCAATATCAAATAATTCAATAACTTTCATTATATCATTCCTTTCGATAATTAAAATTATCTCCTCGTTTTATAAAATATGAATGTTTGTATTGGGTCCCATATGGGACCCAATACATTAATATGAAAAGAAAGGAATTATTTGAGTTGGAAATGAGCAGAACCAACTCAAACGCAAATGGAGGAAAACGCATATCAAATCGAATGTACACAGATAATGTCAACGGCGACATCATGACATCTGGTTCAATATGAACTTATGATTTTGTATAAATCATAGATATATTATTTTCATGCAGGTCAGTATAACTACTGAATGAATTAATTTAAAGGAGGAATCATAATGTCTAGAATTAAAGACGATTCATTTTATGTCAAGAAAAATGACATAGACGCAATTAGGAAGAGACCTACGATGTATATCGGAAGTCTTGGTGATACGGGGGTATTTCATCTATGTAAAGAGTTAATAGACAACAACAATGATGAATGTATCAAACCAAATTCTCCTGGAAACAGAATACACATCGAAATCACTGACAACTACATTAAGTCAAGAGATAATGGTAGGGGTATTCCAACTGATATGTTACGTGTTATTCATGAAACAAGTCAAGCTGGTTCTAATATGACACGTGCAGGTGGTTCAACTAAAGGTGAAAATGGTGTTGGTACAACAACATACACTGCAATGAGTTCGTTTCTTGAAGTAACAACCTTACGTCCAACTGAAAAGAAGAAACTTACTTTACGTTACAAAGAAGGAGAACTTGTTGATTCTGTTCTTGAGGATTATCAAGGAAAAGAAAGTGGTTTGATAACAACTTTCAAACCTTCAAAGAAAGTTCTTGGTACTGATAAGATACCTGTTGAAATGTTGCGTCAATGGTTGACAGAATTCAATTATACTTTACCAGAGGGAATAATAATGACGTATTCAATAAATGGTAAAGAAACTCAGGTTGAACATAAGGAACTTTATCAATTCTTTGATGATGAAAATAATGACGTAATAATCCCTGAGGATAGTAGATTGTGTGATAATCTTATATTCACTTGTAAGGGTTCTTTAGTTGAAGAAGTCCTTGGTAAAAGTTATGATAGAACGTTTAAGATTGATGCTGTAATAACATATGCAGACCCAGATAAATACAAAGGTGAAGATATCAGACATTCTTGGATGAACATGATCCATACGTCTCAAAATGGTGATCATGTCGATGGTGTTATAAAAGGATTCTCCAAATATATCAAAGACAGAATTGTTGTAAAGAACAAACGTCTTGAAGGAGTGAATCTTAAACGAGATATTGAATCACATATGTCAATTGTTGTTCGTGGAACATGTAACTGTGCAAACATGTTCTCAGCTCAAGCAAAACAAGCTGTACTTTCTAAACAACTCGGAAAGGCAATTGAAGAAGCAACTATTGAAGCTTTGGGTGATTTAAACAATGGAGTTATCAATGAAATTGTGGATGTAATAATAGGAAACTACCGTGCTCGTATCGAAGGAGAAAAAGCACGTAATATTACGTCGACAACAAAAGCATTGAAGTCTTGGCAAAAACCAGATTCATATTATCCATGTTCATCTATCAAAACAGAAGAACCAAAAGAGTTATTCTTAGTTGAAGGAAACTCTGCAGGTGGTGGTTTACGTAGTGCAAGAAATGCAAAGTATCAAGCAATCTTACAATTCAGAGGTAAGTCATTGAATGTATGGGATGTTCCACTTGAAAGAGCTTTGGAAAGTAAACCTTGGTTGAATCTTGTTAAGGTATTAGGTTGTGGAATTGGTCCATCATTCGATATAAAGAAACTTAACTTCGATAAAATCATCATAGCAACTGATGCTGATATTGACGGGTATCATATCAGAGTTGGTTTCTGTGCATTCTTTGTTAAGTACCTTCCTGAGATTGTTCGTGCAGGAAAATTGTATATTGCAGAACCGCCACTGTACAAACTGTCGAAAGATAAAGATGTTTATTATGTAGCATCTCAAACAGAGTATCTCCAAACATGTATTGATTCAATAGGTGACATGGAGATATCATTCCCAAATATGAAGTAATATGTTGGGGGGCAATTTCGCCCCCAACATATTTATATTATTCTTATGGAACACTAAGTATTACAACAAATACGTTTTGTATTAATAGGAGGAATCTAAAATGAAGAACCCAAACGTTAAGGAATTTGTATCAGATGCTTTTGATTACTTAAACATACTCAATGAATGTAGTGTGCAGAGAAGTGTCAATAGATACTTACTGGAATACATTGCATATGGATTCACTAAGTATGGTGATACCACTGAAGCATTCATTGATAATGTAGATGCTTGGATTAGAATGTTGGTGAAGATATATCCCGAATTAGGATTTGATCATACAACACATCAAGTCAAAGCAACAATTGATCTTCAGGACCAGTTGGTTGTTATTGATAATGAACTTATCGAGGATTTAAGATATATCATTGATATTCAAACCAGATACGGTTTATTGATAACATATTCATCAAAGAAAGGTAAGAATACAACAACAATCGCACATTTCTTCGAATATATTGAAGATATGTATCCGATAATCAAAGACCGTTATAAAGGTCTTGGTTCATCTGCGGCGATTGTATCAAAAGAGGTGATTATGGATCCGAAAACAAGAAGACTCATCAGAGTGTCCATGGATGATTTGGATACTATGAAACGAATGGGAGTTCTTGTTGGAGATGGAAAGGATAACAAGAATGAGCGAAAAGAATTGTTAATGAATTTCAAATTCACAATGGATATGATTGACAATTAAAAATGGATGAATGGAGGAAATTGATATGAATTATAATATCAATACAGACGTTAACGAATCTGAATTTGAGGACATCAGAGCGTATAACGAAATCACAGATGAAAAGACAATACACGAATTATTGGGAGATATAATTATACTCAATAGATATAAGAATAACTTCCAATACTTGTTCAATCGTGTTGTAGATGTTGCTGCATTGTGTTGGAACAATCGTGATGAAAATGGGAAGAAACTTCAAAAGACCTTAATCAAATTTAAGGTTGATATTGAAGATCCCCAAACAAGAATTCTCCAACTCAATAGATTCATGATTAGTTTATGTTTCTTGAGACCTGTTTATGAATACTTGGAATTCATTGATATCGACAAATTCCTTGTCGATGATTATATGTCCA